GCTTCTTCGTCATAACTAATTCTGTTATCGAAATCGTATTCGTTATACTTTCCGTAGCCTTCTGGAAATTTGGCTTTCATTAATGCGGCGAGATTTTATTTTTTTGATAATATTCTCGGTGAAAACTATCTATTTGGTGATTGTATCGGTCTGTATGATGGCCTTTATAATTTTTAATTTTTAAATTTTTCGGCAAAGGTTGAGGCTCGGGCACACTTTTACAGCCGACTAAAACGATAGCCGTAATTAAAATAATTTTATTCATTTGTTTAATCAGCAATTTGGCTCAAGGGGATTTGAAATTTTTTGAGTTTCATGTTTATTTTATCTCTTTCTATATTCAGTTCAATCCAATGCTTGAGAGTGCTGCTGCCATGTCCGTATCCATTTGGTAAAAGAACATAGTCTTTAGTTTGAATCTGGGGTGGTTCTCCCCATCCCAATGGGAAATATCTACCGTTGGGGGCGTTGTGAATTTTACAGCCGAGCATCAAGCCCGCTAACAATATTAAGATTATTTTTTTCATAACTATTCAAGAGGATTAAGTAAACTCGCTGGAAGTTCATTAACTTCTACGACTTCTCCATTTTTATCCGTCTTAAAGCGAAATGCGGTCTTTTCTTCACCCGTGGCCGCGAAAACTCTTTTCTTTGAAACTATTTCTTTGTAAGGCTTAACTTTTATGAGAATAATTGTCGCCTCGATAGGCTCTTGATCTTTTTTGGAATAGACATGGACATTAACAATGTTCTCCCCCTCTACGACTCCTCGAAAGGCCACTATCTCCTCGTTAAATCCAACCACCTTTCCTTCAGCGTCCACATTTAAACTATTATTTCGAGATTTGCCAAGCGCATCATGATTTAAGCTGACCAAGCTTCCTTCGCCGCCTTCTCTATTATTGAAACTTACAACGTGTCCTGACGCTGATTGAACGTAGATGTCTAAATCATCTTCACTGTTTCCGTCCCAAGTCAATATAACCTCATACAAAACATTGGGGGGACGCATCTTTGTTTTTTCTTCGGAGCTTTTTAAAAGAAATAAAATAGCAACCAACATCAACAAACAGCAAAACAGTACGTCGATGAATGGTCTAAAAGAAAAAAACTTTTTATAGCCTCTATTAATATTCACTCGCAGTTACTTCTTTTTTATTGATTATCCTCTACTTTAAATCTCAAAATCATCAATTGAGCCTGTAAAGGCAAACTAAATACAATACCGCAAATAGTCGTATAGAACGCTGTGTGTAAACCTTCTTTCAGGCCAGACACGATGTCGCTAACTTGTGCTTCGGCGTTTAAATTAGTAGCCGTGGCAACGCATAGTCCAAAAACTGTACCCAAAAGGCCCAAAGAGAAAAAATGTTCGGCAGCGAACCAGCCTACTTCGGCGCGTTTCGATAAATATGTTTTTTCTTTTTTTGCTTTTTTTGAGTCCTTTGAAATTTTATCACATAAATAACATAGCCTTCCGACCATTACCGAAATGACTACATATAAAGTCATAATAACTATAGTCAAATAGCTAACGTCATTTTTAACCATTAATGAAATTGCCCCTTTGGTTTCAGCGAAATAAATCGCAGTAAACATTACGGCGTTTAATAGAAACCATTTTGTAAAAGTTGTCATAATTCTTCTTTCTCTACGCAAGCCCATAGCTCTGCCCAAGTATTATCCAATTCTCCATCCGTTAAAATCATGTGGTCAGGGCTTCCTATTTCAAAATCTTCTACATGATAATCTTTTCTCAACTCTCTAGTAGACTTTAAATATATTTCCATGACTTTATCTTGATTGTTATTTTTGAGTTCTTTTCTTAAATGCTCGTAAGGATTTACTAAGCACATCACCACATCTGTGCCACTCCCAACTGGGCGACCTTGAATACTGTTACCGCTTTTATCTTTGCAATAAATCGCCGCCCAATCGTCGCGTTCTCCTTTTTTATTTAAATAAGTCGCTACTGCGTTGGCGTTTCTAATATTTTCTTCTCGGCCCTGTCTACCATAATTTTTATTAGTAAACATCTCTCGGAATTCATCTCCATCAATAACGAAAGGGGTATTAAGGTAATCCGCTAATATGCGCCCTAAAGTGGTCTTTCCTGACGCTGGCTGACCATATAGTGTGTATATCATATTTTAATTATATTTAACGCTACGATAAACCACTAATTTATCTACATTTTCGTCTTTTTTTACATCAAGGGATATTCCGTCTAAACGAAATTCTGCGTCAGGGTATTTCAATTCTCCGTTTTTGCCTTTAACAGTCTTGCCCTCGGCCAATACCGCTTGACAGTAATCAAGTGCTTCGCAAATTGAAATATCTTCTACATGATTTTCAATGATTATCTTTTGTATTTTAGACATTTTTGCCAAAAATCTCATTTGATTGCTGCGTAACTCTGACGAATGTGGCGCACTTCGGCATGTCTTTTATTTGCCTCGCACCGATATAAGTACAGGTAGAGCGCACTCCTCCTAAAATGTCTTCTACGGTATTTTTAACAAGTCCACGATGTTTTACTCTTATCGTCTTTCCCTCTGAAGAACGATAGCTTGCCACGCCACCGTGGTGCTTCTTCATAGCCGTATCAGAACTCATGCCGTAAAAAGTCTTATATTTAACGCCTTCTACTTCTTCTTCTTGTCCAGCAGATTCAGTATGTCCCGCCAGCATACCGCCGAGCATAACAAAATCAGCCCCGCCGCCAAAAGCTTTGGCAATATCACCAGCGCAGACACAACCGCCGTCAGCCATAATATGACCGTTAAGACCGTGAGCCGCATCCGCACACTCGATAACTGCTGAGAGTTGGGGGTAGCCGACACCAGTTTGTATGCGAGTAGTGCAGACGCTCCCGCCACCAATACCAACTTTGACAATATCTGCTCCACTCAATATAATCTCCTCGGTCATTTCTCCCGAAACAACATTACCAGCTATTATAATATGATTGGGGTATTGGCCTCTAACTCTTTTTACAAAATCGCAAAACTTAGCAGTATAGCCGTTAGCTGCGTCAATACAAATAAATTTAAGCCAGTAAAACTGGCGTAATATCATATCTAAATAATCCAAATCTTCATCTTTTATGCCGCAAGATACAGCCATGTGTTCATAAATTCTATTGTGTGAACATCTTGAATCTGGGTTGTGTTCCCAAACCCCGCCTTCTCTTTGCTCTGGAGACTTATAAACTCCATAACCATTCATTTTATGAAGCCACTTTTTTAAATCAAAATGTTTACTCATGCAAGTAAGCATATGATGTTGGGCAAGAGCTTTTGCCATTTCAAAAGTCCCAACCGTGTCCATGTTTGCGGCAGCGATTGGAACCCCTTTCCAAGTAGCTGTCTCTACGTTTGGGAACGTAAACTCACGCATTAAGCCTACTTCGCTTCGAGAAGTCAGCGTAGATCGTTTGGGGCGAAATAAAACATCTTTGTAATCGAGTTTAATTTCTGACTCTATTCGCATTTGAATTAATTATTACAAACGCTTTATTATTTGTCAAGCACTAATTCCTAATAATCCAAGATTTTTAGTAAACTCGTCATAAGGAACATCTCTATAATTGAGAACCACTGGAAGTCTAACATCCCCGCCCCTGTTTTGCTCTACTCTATCGTCAAAAAATCCTTCGGCCATCATTTTAGCTACGCTGGAGATAGAAAAGGCCGTTGCTTTCTGCATCGCACTAAATTGTTGATCGAAACCAACGATAACATCTTTTTCCCAAGTGGTATTTTCGCCCTTGACTATGGCCTTTATTAAAACTATATCCCCCTGCAAGCGAGGGTCTTCAATAGTACACCCTGTCTCGAAAATGCTTCTCAAGCACTCCTCTTCTAAATTTGCATTACGAATTAAAAATCTAATAACATCTCTGTGTCCTTTATAACGAATAGTCTTATAACTACAATTTTCAACCCCTCGCGCCTTCATGGCTTCTATTGTATGAGATGCGCCACCGCTTGTATAAAACGCTTCTAACTCTTCTCCCTCTAAAAAGCTAAAGTCAACCTTCTCAAGACCATCCATTCCTTTAACTGTTTTCACTTCCCCATTCTCTAGAGTCAAGCAATCGTCTCTATACTCATTAATAAGACCATCAACAGACCATGTTATTGCGTAGTTCAGGGGCGGGTTGCTAGGTATAGCTGGCAGACCTCCCACCATCATCTTTACGTTTTCGATTTTATGATGTAGCTGCCTACATCCTTCTTCAGCTAATATATTAACCCAACCGGGGGCTAAACCCAAATCTGTGAATATAGGTTTCTTAGCTTTCTCTTTTGCGTGAGTATTTATATTTTGTGAGACATCAACTCGACCACCTAAATCGCAATAGCGCACCTCATTATCAGCACACCACTTTCCGACAACCTGTGTTTGGTGATAAGGCAAACTGCTGATAACAATATCAGGCTTTGCTTGTACCTGTGTTACCATTGACACTCTCAGATCATCATCTACAACAAAAAATTTACCTCCAGATGGCATATTATTTGCCGCGTCTGGATTAGCGTCCATGCCAGTGACTTCAAACCCAAATTGATCCATCGCATAAGCGATAGCAGTTCCCATCCTACCTACTCCTAAAACTAATGCTTTCATAATTTATTCATTGGCGCACAGAACGAACCAATCCCCCCATCCTATTTCGTTTTTATTAATATTTGATATTGATTTAGCGTTATGCCAAACCACGTTGTCTTTTAACATTATAATCTCTCCAGATTTGAGAGCATAAGAGACGAACTGTTTCTCGTCTTTATTTTTATAAACCATCAATTCTCCACCGCTTATATTATGCCTATTCACTCCAATCATGGCTATGTGATCGAACCCGTCTTGGTGAACTCCTTCGGGAGCCACTTGCGCCGTGCCGTCCTCTTGAGTAACTACTCTCATCTGATGAATCTCTATCTCTTGCGACTCTTTTAAATTATTTTCATTGTAAAACGTCCAGAAAATTTCTTTCATTCCTATACTCTGTAGAACTGAAGGCTCTATATCTTCAAAAGATCGAGTAAACCCGCCTTGGTGTTCATTTAAATCCTCGCTTTGTAAAAAATCTCTATGGGGAAGAACTTTAACATCGTTTTCAGTTAAACAATTAAATACCGCGAGGTTAGGATTGTATTCGACAACCGAATATCTACGCAGTCTATATTTGCCGTCTTTATGATCTGTTTCAGGCAGTCTGTTAAACGAATCTTTTACGTCTTCCATAAATTTTTCGTCTATTTTATGTAACTGTAGCAACTTCATGCTAACTTTATTTGCTTTCGTCTCCGGGTTTCCAATTCATGCACCATTTATAACTAGGGGTTTCTACTTCTTTCTTTTTCTCTTCAGGCAAATAAGAATAAAGAGTCTGCATATTCGTCTGCATGGTATTTATTAAAACATATAAATCTTGTATCTGATTATCTCTAGCGTCTCTCATTCTAGTCCTTCCAAGTCACTTCTATTAAATTCTCTTTGAAAAATTCTCGCGTATATCTAATTACGTCTTCTTCTTTAAATGATTTACAAGTATAAATATCAATTGAAAAAAACTTGGGGCTTCTATGATCCCAGCTATAGATATGCATACCTGACTCTTTCCAATGCATGAAGCAACACCACCCGTAGTCTTTAGCGAAATCCGTTGTAGGCTCTGAAACCGGAGTCATGTCTAATACTTTAGAGATTTCTTTGCAGTATCTAATTTGATCTTCAGGAGCAAAAGCGTTGTGGAGAGTGCCTTCGACTACCATTCTCTGACGACAGATTTCTGGAGCCAAATCTTGCCAGCCCGCTTCTCCCACCTCCTCGATCCTTTTGGACTTGTCGTCAATAACTAGATCGCAAGCGGGCTTTATATATTTTCCTTTAGAACCCGTGGACAAATCGTGAAATTTACAGCCCCATGATATTAATTGATTCCATGTAAAATCATAATAACATCTACCCGCCGCCTTGGACTTTTCTGAGCCTCCTCTCGCTGTCCAATATATAACATACCAGCCTTCGTCATAGAGCTTATTTATTTTAGCTATATTTTCATGATTTGGCTCGGCTAAATCGTAACGGCGTTTTTCTCCGTAAAAACAAACAGTTTCATCTATGTCAACTAATACAACGAACTGGTTATCCGCTGCAAATTGTTTCGACTCATGAAATTCCTGATTCTGTGATGCTTCTGGATGATCATTCATTTATTCATTATAATCGTCTTCATACATGTAATCTAAAAATTCTTTTTTCTGAATTCTAGTAGGGTTAACCATCGACCCGACATTGAACTCCGCTTCATGCTTCTGAGCGTTGAACTCTTCTGTAAAAGCGGCCACTTCCGTCCAGCCCATCATAGTTCGCTGTTCTACTGTATAGTAATATTTCATTATTTCATACCCTGTGGGAAAGTCAGTCTGTCTGCATGATTTACAGTCCAACTTATTTCGTGTGTTACGGCTCGGAATGTCCTAGCGGCGCTAGGGAATCCGTTGCCCGATTTCTTTACTCCTCCAAACGCGAGATGTGATTCAGCAGCGATAGAACCACCATTCCAATAAATCATACCGGCATCGCATTCGTCTCGCAGCACTCTGGCTTTTCTGAAGTCGTTAGTTAAAACACCAACGGCAAGCCCGTATTCAGTATCGTTATAGATACGAATGGCATCTTCCAATGTGTCGAATGGAATAATTGCTACATGGGGGCCAAAGACCTCATCTCTGAGGTAGGGCGCTTCGACACCTCTCCACTCTGTTTTGTAAACCATTGGAGTGCTATAATAGCTGTTCCCCTCACCTGTGTACACGGGTGATAAAAGAACCTCTGCTTGAGGATCATCAAAAACGTTCTTATTGTATTTCCTTATTTTAGCAAAACCTTGCTGGTTAATAATTGGGCCATAGTAAACACTCTCGTCTGGAACCATTTCATCCCAGCAGATAGCTTCGGGCATTCCAGTAGTGCAGGGAATTTTTTTAAATGGATTACCCGTTTTGAGCTTAACGGCTTCTTGCGTGAATCGCCTAGCAAATTCGTCAACAATGCTTCTCTGCACAATCATGCGCCCCGAAGAAACACATCTCTGGCCGGAGAGTTTGAATGCGCTGGCGACAGCGGCTTCAACCGCTAAATCCATTTCAACGTCATTGAAAATAATGCAAGCAGATTTACTTCCTAACTCACAAGAGGTAGTTTTATGCCAAGACTCAGCAGCCACTTTACGAATATGCTGTCCGACATCGGCACTACCAGTGAAGCAAATATGATCACAATCGCCACGAACCAAAGCGTCACCAGCGACACCATCGCCATGAACCAAATTAATGACGCCACGTGGGATGCCAGCTTCTGCATAAAGCTGTACAGCCATTTGAGTTGACATCGGAGCGTCTTCACTTGGTTTTATTACAATTGTGTTTCCCTCTACCAACGCTGGCGCAGCATTCCAAAACATGCCAATAGCCAACGGGAAATTAAAAGGCGTTACAATAGCTATTACACCTTTAGGCTTACGAAGCATGTAAGAATCTTTATCTTGAATTTCAGACGCAACCGCTTCACCATGAGAATAACGTCCCGACCCGAAGGCAAACTGGGCCATATGAAGAGCCTCGTTGACTTCTGCGATGCTTTCATTATAAGTTTTGCCTGTTTCTAAAGAAATAACCGTGGCTAGTTTCTCCCTGTCTCTCTCAATTAATTGAGCCACTTTGTTCATGTAGTCAGAGCGAACAAAACGACTCACTTTTCTCCATTTCTTAAAAGCTTTTCTTGCACATAAAAGAGCCTTACGAACCACAGCTTTATCCGAAGACGGAAATGCTCCCTGCGCCTTGCCGGTGGCAGGATTTATTTTGGTGTACATTTCGGCTGGGCACTCCCATTTACCGTCGATATAATTTCTTCCTTCAAAATCTCTCATATTATAGTTTCCTCGTGCTTTCCATAAGTCCTTTGACATTATCTTCACAAAATCCTTTACCATCTCTTTTAATAAGTTCATAAATAACCCCTGTTAGTTCCGAAGGTTTGGTAAAAACTTGAACAAGGCCGGGACATTCTAACGGTTTGTCAGAATAAAACTCAGCGTAGCCCATTTGTTTCCACGAATGCATAACCGCCTCAACATCATCTACTTGATAAGCGATGTGATGAACTCCGCCTACGCCTCCCCGTTCATCTACCCAATCTCCTACAATAGAACCTTTCTCGCCATCGCTAACAAAAATTTCTGGCGCGGCATGATACTCGCATTTTACATTGTCTAACTCGTCTCCCGGCCCCGCATAATTAACACCCATTAAAATATTATATTTCCACATATGAGTTTCAGGATGGCGGGTTTCAGGCGGTACTAAAGCGAGGCAATCTGTTGTGCTGCCATCATCGAATTTTAAATCAAATTCTACACCAATAGAATACCCTAGACAATCTTGAAAAAACTTTGCTGTCTTGTATCTATCTTTTGCTCGATATGCAATGTGATCCAGCCTCATACAATTTATTATACCGATTTTTTTTAAAAAGAGCAAAGAATATTTTATTTTTTAACCAATAGTGTAATAATTAAGTATGAATCTGATAATAGTGTCGGAGTTAAGTTCTGATCCTCCTTCAGAGGGGCTATTTTTTAGATATATTACTATGATGGCTAAAGAGGAGTTGGATTACACGCCTTTGATCGAGGCTGAAAAAGAAGCTATTGATATTTACTACAAATTTCTTAAAAAACGTGGTTGGGCAGACTTCGTGGTTGATTTTGTGGAACCACGGTGGAAAATAGAAGGTGTTCGGCTCGATACCGAAATGAACTATCCGCTGACAATTAAAACTGACTACATACGCTGTGAAAATACTCCACTATTGTTGGGACAACTTAAATCAATGAGAAATATTATAATTTAAATCTTATTAAGTTCTCTATCTTCCAACAAATTTTTACCGCCAGCCCAAATAAATATCTAATAATATAAAACGGAATGCTAACTATGAGATTGTAAATTTCGGCGTAAGAATACCACCAGCTTTCTTTTTTGAACTTTTCCCTCTCTGCAAACTCTTTATATTTTTTGATTTCTTTTTTACGCTGTTTATTACAGACCTTTTTAGAGTCAATAGAGACAACCTCTTTTAGTTCTCCTTTATAATAAAGTAATTTTATTTCTATCTCAAAGTCGCTTTCTTTTTCTAAATGGAGTCCAAATAAATTTAATTCGCCGGTATAATCAACCCTTTCAATGCCTTTGTCAGATTCTTTTATTTCTGAAAACCCCTCTTCGGTTTTAACCATTTCTCTTTCTACGTCTTTTTTATATATTGTTCCATCATCTTCAATATTGTATTCGTCAACCCAAAACAGATCGTTTTTAAAAGAGGAAGTCTGAAATTCGAACTTTGACCAAATCGGTGGCAAGAACATTTCAGGCTCGATCTTGTCGAAATCGAGTGGGTATTCGCAAATGACTACATCTGACATCATTGCGAGAGTAGTTGGTCAAGAGCCTTTAGGTGATGTACCCACCAGCTATCTCCTATAGCTTGGGATGCTTTATGATTTTCAATAGCGTTAATCTTGTGCAAGCGATCCTCTTCAACTGCTTTGTCGAGCATCTGCGAAACTAATTCGCGGGCCAATTCGTGTTTTTCGTTTGTTAGCATGATGAAAAATATTGCGGGATGTCTTTTAAATCTACGTGCTTAAAAACTTCTCCGCTCATGTCGTCAACTATTTGATCTCTGGTAAAACCTTCGGCTGTGGCCCATTTCCACTTATTTAAATCAATTATATAACCAACGACTATTTCAATTTTATTAATATCTACTTTTCCTATGATAACCGCCTTTTTTAAGTCTTTAGTGGCGATAATATAAGTAAATTTATCAGGTGTCTCACTAACCGCAATTTTTGCGCCGTTTTTCTCGGCATTTTTTACTATCTTGGTTATTTCTGCTATTAAGTCGTCGTCATCCACTCTTATATTTACACTATTTCTTAATAGGTAAATATTTTTTACCGTTCTTTCTGGCATAATATATCCTAGACATCACCGTGCCTTCTGATACTCCCAGCTTTTCAGCGATCTGGCTATAAGTTAATTCGTCGTACTCGAACATCCTCAAAACTCTGCTGTGGTCTACAGATAATTTACTAAGAATCCTTTCGGCGGCTTCTTCATTTGTTTTCTTGCTTTCTTTTCCAAGGGTTTCGCCACGGGGGTCATCTATGGTATTCGCGACAGAAGACTCTTCTACGTCGTATCCACAATATTTAAGCTGATTGGTAGCAGAGAGCGCGAGGCCAGCGTTGCCGCCGATGCTGCTGCTGCCGCTCATGTCGCTGTCGGTGCGGAAGCCAGTGGCGTAGGCTGATGGGTATGAAGCATCCATAGAAAGAAAAATGCGACGTGCTTCAGCGCGTTTTATATCGTAAAAATTATTTCTTGCTATGGCGTTAGCCCAAGTTAAAAAGCTTGAAGTACCTTTGAATTGAGAAATTTTATTCCAACATTTAATCATGGTCAATTGATAAACCTCATCGACCTGAGACTGATTTTCTGCACAATATTTCATGCACCAACCTTTTATTTTGGCTCCATTAATTTTCATTAATTGATCAAAGGCTAGAGGGTCGCCTAGTTTACAACGATTGACTAGTTCCTTCTCTAATTTTTTAGCTTCTTCGGCTTCTTTATTTTTCGATGATTTTGAATTTTTCATCTGATCTAATTGAAATAACTTTTATGTAGTCTTTTGCTTTTTGCAAGCCTTCTGGGGAATACTCGAAGGCTCCGTGGGTATATTTTTTGTCGCTAGAAACTATAACGTAATATTTTTTCTTATCAGTCATATTAAATTAAAAAACTCTTCTGGTGGTGTCCTCGTCGAATTTTTTTGAGTTTTTGCAAATATAAATTATATTCAGATTCGACTTTATCCAATTGCTGTTCTTCTAATTCTATTTTATGAAAGCATAAGTAAAGCTGTTGATGATTACTCTCAGAATAATCATTATTCTTATCCATCTTGTTTATAATTTTTTGACCTTGCTCTTCCCAAAAGGTGATTGAGGCATTGATTAGGTCAATCTTTTCTTGAAGACGCTGTGCTGTCATACATAATAGTATAACAAAAGCTTTAACAAAGGGCAAGCTTAATACTTCACTTTGACCACCTCTAAAGACACTCCTTCTTTCTTCAAGAAGCCTTCGTTATAGAGGTACTTGACGATAAGCTCTGCTTCGATTGTATCGACATCATTAAACTCATCTATAATTACGACCTTTTCCGCAAGGATATTTCCTAAGACTTTCTTAGAAATAACCTTAACATCTAAGCCGTTTACTGTTATTATCGTTTTCACTTCTATTTGTTATTACACTTAAAAAACGCGGCGAACCTTACGATCCACCGCGTTTACTCCACCCCCCAACATCCCGTTATTGAGTGGTTAATAATTTTAATTAATTTTAATTCAAAGGAAGCCTCTCACCGGACACGGTAACTGGCGCGAGTTTATATCTACGAATCATAAACGGAAATTCTTTTTCCATAATACTCTTCTCTTCCTTATCTGTTTTTTCTTCTTTATCCGTCTTGGGCTCATGCTCAATCGGTAAATCTTCTAATTCTTTTTCAGCGGGCATAGGCACATTTTTATCCAAGGCCCACATAATCTTATGCTTTTCGCAGTAGTCAACCATTCTACGAACTGGTACGATAAGATTGAAGCCCTCTCCAGCACCTCTAACAAGCATTCCCACGTATTTAGCTTTGGCATCATGCTTCAAAAACACACCACCTCCAGACGATCCGGGGAAAGCTGTGCAGGTTGTTTGATCGAATTCGTGCTTGTTTAGCGACTTAATTAGTCTGCCGTGCTGGGAATAAATTCCGTCAGTCATGCTATTCGCGCCCATCTGGCCGAGCAGTGAACCAACGTGCAAAAGGTCTGTTCCTAGCGCGGGAATCTTTTTGTCTAAATAGAACGTCACGCTAGTCGTAACAAAATTTAATTTTCTAATTCTTAATAGGGCCAAGTCATGTCCGTTTTCGCTTTCGGAATACTTTAAAACTTCTGCATCCATTTGTAAGCGGCCCACGATTCTACCGTTTTGCCGAATCTCTTTAACAATCATCGGGTCTTTAAATTCTACGATAGTTTTCTTGGTTCCATTTACCAGAACTTCTCTGGTTGATCTTAAATTATCTATCACATGGGCAGCAGTCCAAACTAGATTTACTAAATTTCCATCTTTGTCCTTTCGGGTGAAAATTACTCCGGAACCTTCACCCGCAGAGAAATTACCCTCGGCTCTAATCGTTACGGAAACATCTTGTAGATGCTCTGCTACGGGACGCGCTTTATCTTCAGCGAAAGAATTACTAACGATGAAGAAACCAAGGAGTAGGGGGATCATAGTTTTCATAATAAAGTATTTAATAAATCTTAAAAATAGACAATATAAAAAACTAATTTATTTCATTTTTCTATTCTATAAGAGTCGCTATCTCTATGGAAAGTGCTTATTTCTACAAATTTAACTGGTTTTTGTCCAGCGGGGATTAATCTGTGTGGGAGAAATCTGGGAATTTCCATTGTATCACCTTCTTTTAAGACGGTCATATTTTTTTCTGTTGTTTCGGTATTAATTGTTTCCACTCTTAAACCACCTTCTAAAATATAGAAAGTCTCATGTTTTTCCGCGTGATAATGCAGTGAGCTAGAGTGGCCGGGTTTTATGTATAAGATTTTACCGCAATAGTTCTCATCAAGATTGTTGGCAAGCCAAATCTCATAACCCCATTCTTTATTTACAACTTTAGCACTCATCTTTTAAATGGTACGGACAGCAGGGCTCGAACCTACGACCTATTGGGTGTAAACCAATTGCTCTCCCAACTGAGCTATGTCCGCATAAAAAATATTAGAAGATTACACAGAAAAAAACAAATTAAAATTGGAGCGAGTGATGGGGATCGAACCCACAACCTTCTGCATGGCAAGCAGATGCTCTACCAATTGAGCTACACTCGCGTTGGTAGCGAAGGAGGGACTCGAACCCTCACGGCTTTTGAAGGCCAACGGATTTTAAGTCCGTGGTGTCTACCAATTCCACCACTTCGCCCAACTCTTTAAGCATCGAGAATCTCCAGTGTATCATCTGGAGACTTTACCTCGTGAGCCACGCCACCTTCGTTTTCACGTACATCTAAAAAGATATCGCGGTCATTACCCCCTTCGTGGCAGCTATCTCCTAGAAAAATTATTTGATTGCCAAGATTTTTTCTAACCCACTGGCTCGCTTGAGATTTATTATTCCCTTTGGGGCAAATGTCGATGCTAATTTGCCCGCCAATTCTAAAATCTAAATTATGAAATTTTTCGCTTAGTTCTTTGACAATATTTTCTCTTTCTTTATTCTTATTGTCCCATGTATTATATCGCTCCCTTTCCGCCAAGCTGGAATCTCTCCCCGCTACGGAAAAGTTAACCATGCCCGTTCTAATCTCAAGCCAAATCTCTTTCTTGTTGTCGTATTTAGACAAAGTTCTTATATCTGTTAGAGCAGTTATCAATTCTATGTCAGGCTCCCATTTATTTTTGTAAATTAATTCGCCTTTTACCCAAAACTCATTTGCCATTGAACAAAAAACTCCATCACATCTAGATAATACGCTTTGAGGCAACTGATCTTTTACTTTATCGAGATCGCTACCAGCAACTAAAAAGATATGTTTATTTTGCGACCAAGATAAAAACTTCATAAGAAAATCGGTGGACATTTTACGACGCGGAGCAGTCAACGTCCCGTCAACATCAAACATATAATACTCTTTACTCATTTTTTGATTTCTCGACTAACTCGGAAGATGATCTGATTTTATCTCCAAGCCCATCTACTATTTTTATATTAAGCTGTTTGCATATCTTAGCCTCCGGTATTTCTTCTTCCTTACGATCTCCACCATTAGCAAAAATATGCGGAACGCATAGCTCCAAAGACCGACACACGCTAGAATCCGTGTCGATAGAAATAAAGGCTTCATCCACGCACTTCAACGATCTAACGATTTTAAGCCTGTCTTCTTGCCTCATAAAAGATTTTCCTTTTTTTAATTTGGCTTGATCATCAGAATTTACAATGACTATCAGCTTATCCCCCAAGGACTTTGCTTGTTCTAAGTACTCGATATGCCCCACATGCAATGGGTCAAAATACCCACTCGCCGCTACTGTTACTAGCTCTATTTCCATCAATTTGTTCATTATTTTCCAAAAATTAGGGTCATCTAAATATTTTTTCTGCATTTATTTAACCTAATTTATCAGGGTCTTTAGGATAAGTCAACGTTTTTTTTCAAGTGTAATAGAAATAGATGCGAACTACTCATATGATAATAGGAGAATACCCCGTGTCTGTTTCTTATGGCCCCTTTTGTGGCGTTCAAGGAAACGAGGCTGGCAGGTTTTGGAGAAGCGACAAAGTAAGCATCTTTAACCCTTATTTTAATCAAACTAATATTCGTATCAAAGATAAGCAGGTCGCAGCAATCATGGAGTATCTTTACAACGAGGGATTTATACTAGATAGAAGAACCCCGTATGAAATAATTGAAGAAGAATAATGTCATTTTTTTCCTTTAATAAAGAAAGTGTTCTCAGGGCTCTATGGGTTGCTGTAGCTTTGCTTGCTGCTATATTTTTAACTTTCGGTTCTAAATACCGCTTTTCTAAAACCTCTGGCAGTAGCATGGAGCCTACCTATAAAGATAAAGAAATCGTTATTTATAAAATACGAACTAAAGACTGCTCGTTTGCGAGGTTTGATGCAGTTATAATCCTGCAAAATGAAGAACTGTTATTTAAAAGGATTATTGCCTTGCCTAATGAAACAGTAGAAACCCGAGAAGGATTTTTCTACATAAATGGAAAAAAAATAAGCGACCCTTACTCTTCGGTGCTAGCTGGAGAAGTCGTGGAACCGATTACAATCAGAAAAAACTCTTACTTTTTCGCAGGAGATAACAGAAAAGAAACTGTTTTCGGTATATGTGATCTAAACGAAATTGTCGGAAGAGTTATTTTTTAAAGATTATTTATTTGGCGGAGCTTTATGCTCCGTTAGGTCTATCTCTAAAACCTCGCCCTTGGAATACTGACTCAAACACACGGCGTACCTCTGCTTTGAATCTGGAAATTCAGAATTCATTTTAGAGTCGCTCATACAGCGGGAAACAAAATCTTGCTTCCCTTCCTTGGGATTTCTATTTGGTAAAGGCATAGCTATAATTTACGCGCAACTGCAATTGGGGTTTCCACAACATTTATCATTGTGGCAAGGACATTTACATTTGTCTAAATTACATAGCCCGACTTTACAAAACCAGTGTTTTACTCTTTGCCAAAAAGTTCTATGCATGTAAATAATTACACAATAAAAAACGCCACGCAGCGGTAATTCTGTGCCAATGCCCAAAAAGGTCAAAAACACAGCCGCCAGCGTGGCGCTGGGCCTGAACTAAAGGTTAATTTCAGTACATGCCCTCGGATCAGCGTTAACGAGTAAAATTATACTCATCAAGAGTGCTTCGCCGCGCTGACATGGGCAGGAGCCATATCAGCGTGTTGATTAGATGCTTTATCGGATATCTAATTCAATATTTTTTGCAGATTTTTTCTTTTCTGCTGTGACCGTTAGCATACCATTCTCATGCTTCGCGCTCAAAGAGGCTAAATCCACGTCTTTAGGCAGTTCAAACGAAAACATTGCGTTTTTGTCTCCTTGTTTAGCGATGACACGGGCTCCATTATTTTGCACGGTGGCTTTGATGCTTTCCTTCTTGAACCCCGCTAGAGGTACGTAGTATTCATATGAATTTTCCAATTCTCTATTTTCGATCATGATGTTTGGGCTTTTTCTAAAACTATAAAAACGATCATAGTCATCAAAAAGGCCATTGAATAATGAGTTGTATAATCTTAATGTAGTCATAACTACATATTAAAAGCATATATCATGCCAAGATAAATTCCAATTTTTTGGTTATTTTTTCGAAACTACTTTGATAATAGGGTCTTGGTGTCTCACCTGAGACGCTCTTTCCAGATACCATTTTGACTCTCCGAGATGTCTTTCTCGCAGAGATTTCGCTTTGGCGAATCTACTATCCATCAAATTTTTATACCCCATCTTAAGAAGCTCTTCCTCTTCCACGCTTTGCGCGGCACGAATTTTATTCTTAGCGGCTGGAGAAATATCATGTCCGGGGCATTTGAATGCTGGGTTGCAAATATTTAAACTGCAATGCATTGGCTTTGCCAAATTAAGAGTAGCGATGTTCACGACCCAGCTACTCCGCTTGGCGGTTATCATGTTGTTTTTACTCCAATCTCCATTCACTTTTTTTAAAAAAGCATGGACTCCGACGACTTCTCTAGGCACACCGTTTAATACAACATACTGTTTTTTATCTGTGGTTTTATTGAGCCAGTGATACTCCATATTATGACCAATTTTACCGTAACCCCAATCGGTTTTTGAAAAGGAGATAGTAGTAGGCTTGCCTAACTCGTCAGTTAAACGAGATGGGGAGAAGTGTTCAATCATTGGGATAATCTTAGACTTGTGACTAGCGTTCCAATTTCTTTTCCAGAGTTTGTCGAAAAAATATGGAAGTGGAATTTCATTAACACTGAAATCAAACAATTCAGAAGCACCACCGGCATGCGCGTTCTCTTGTTCGGAATCCTCCGCCAACGGAATTGCAGTCCCTTCAGAAACTTGATTCCACCAAACCCAAACATGCCCACGATACATGTACTTATCGTATTCTGTGGTAATGTTTTGAGCAAAGGCTGCGGCTGTCGTAATCAGAGCGAATATAATGTATCGTTTCATAGCTTGTCCTTGAAACAATGCTATCAAACGCTTTAACCCGAGTCAAGACTAAACTGATCTAATGTCGAAAATGCTTACTTCTTCCACTTTACCAGTAACTTTGGTGACATTGAGAGTATGCTCGTCTACGACATCCGAGACATAACCGACCCAACCGCTACCGCAAGTAACGTGGACTTTCTTTCCTATCATTTTCCTAAGACTATTCATTTTTTTGGAAAGCTCTTTTTGCATGGTCAGATTTTTAAAAGTTCTTTTTCGTCGATCATAAAAATTACTTCATCTGCTGATAACTCTTTTTTAATGAACGATGAAAGGTTGCTGTTATTTTCTAATACTAATTTTACTACTTCTTTATAGGATTCATCTCTTATTCTTATCCTTTTATTTTTATTGCATTTGCATCCGACGTTGACATTCTCGTGAAGATTGATGATTTGCTGCGCCCACGGAATCACTTCAACAAGCTTGTTGTTCTTCCTTAAAATTTCTACAAATTTCTCTGGCCCATCGATTGTCATTCCTCGCTCCCTTTAATCATTACTAATTTCACTAAAAAGTACACCAATAATGATAGACAGTAACCCGCGCAAAATATATATAAATTTTTATAAACGGGGATAAAAGCTACATTCAACCAAAAATTTAAACAAATAGGACAAGAAATCAACCTGTTAAAAAATGTATTATCTTTTACAACTAAAAATTCTGGATAAGACAAGCCTTTATCTTGCCAGCTTTTGTACTCGTCAATCCCAAAAAATTTTAATCCTACTTGCAATAATTTGCAATACTCTACAAAGGCGTTTGATTCAAACCAAACTAATAAAATTGCGGCGGGAACAAAAACGTAAAGTAAATCAATCATCGGTTATTTTTTGGTTAGTATAATGTCGTAGAATTTAAAAATTTCATGAGCCGTTGTATCTCTTTCGTACTCTTCTCTATAAACTATCTCGGGTATTTTGTAAGCGGCGATCATCTGAGCGCAAGATGAGCAGGGTAAAAGGTTAACCGCTAAAAGTCTGCATTCACCAACGTTTACCATTGACAAGCAATTCACCTCTGCGTGAATCATGAATGGCCGTCTTGCATCCCTGTCATTCCAAAATGAAAAAGCTGGAGCATTTTTTCCAGAAGCTAAACCATTATATCCTAGAGCTAAAACTCTACGATTAGAGTCTAAAGCGCAAGCCCCGACTTTGCGATAGGGGTCTTCACTTCTGAGCGCAGCGGTCTCCGCTAAACGCAATGCATATTCCTTCCAAGAAATTCTAGCCATTTGTTTCAGGCGTCTTTTTGTAGACGATACAAGGTCTTCCTGTTTTCGGCTTAACTTTACCGACTAGCTGAAGCTCTCCTCTTTCTAGAGCCTTGTTAATCTTGGCGTGTACTGAAACTCTTGAGAGCTTACCCTCTAAAGCTGTGTAAATTTGCTGTGCCGTAAATGTTTCTTCGGGCCAAGATAAGTCATATCCCGGTCTACCTCTCCCCAGCTTCTCTTTTTCTTCATTCATACTTAATTATTATACGTTTAATTGCCGCCATTGCAATAAAAAAAATAGAGTTATCTTAAAAAATATCATATTATAACTGATATGACAGTTTTAGAAGTTTCGGAGAAATTATATGGATGGTACGCTGAAAATGACGTTTTTTTAGCGGAAAAAGACTTTAAGAAGATTATTCCCTTGTCTGAAGATATTGATGTCGATAAAGCTTGTTTAGAGGCTGCCTTGGAGGAGCTAGAAAAGCATGAGATGATTGTGAAAAAGGAGCATGGCGATAAAGAATTTTGGATTCTCAAAAGACCTTACTCCTCGTTTGAGCAAACGATAACCCTCCACGCCCCGCTGGCTCAAGCCATTGCTGAAGAAATCAATTCTTTTTGCGACATCATCAAAGATGATACGGACAGGTGCGACCCAACATCAATTCGAGATACAGATATCGGAAATCTTGTGATGCTCTACAAATCCGTAAAACCGACGCCAGAGGCAGATAAAGATAATATGGAGTCATGGTTCAATCTTGGCCCCGACGAAAAAAAAGATTGACAACATCTAAAGCCTCCCTTATTGTTGGCTCATAGAAAAAGGTTCGACCCCTTTATCCACCGAGCTAACAGCGGAACGGTTTATCTAAGAGCAGCCATCGCGGAAGGTGCGCCATCACCTCTGCTCGAAAGACAGGCACTTTCTTACACGGAAAGTTTTAAAAAAACTGATGAGTAACTCTCATCGCATCGCCCCGGCGTGTTGTGGTTGACTACCGTAACAGAGGTTTTAAGCACAGTTCCTCTCCCTATATGGTAGGTAGTTCTAACGGATTTGTTAGTCGTGTAATGTCCGCTGGTTGCCTCCAGCATAAAACAAATTGGCCCTAAAAGGAAAGTTTGTAACGTAAAGCACGAAGCCCCCTAACGGGGGTTTTGTGTCTTATTTCCTAAAGGAAAGTTTCACGTAAACAGATTACGCAGTTGCAATTTATTGAAATTTAATTAAAATTATATACGTAGAACTAAAGTATGAAGATAATCGGACTAACTGGAGTAGCAGGATGTGGAAAAGATACGTTTTTCTCTATTCTAAAAGAAAAAATTAAGTGCAAACGACTTTCTTTGGCCGACGAATTAAAAAATGATGTCCGGTCATGGTGCATCGAACACTACGGTATTGATCCCGTTTCTTGTACTCGCGAGGAAAAAGAAATAATTAGACCTTTCTTAGTTTTTCACGGAACACAGAAACGTCAACAAACTCAAGGCCGATACTGGATTGAAAAAGCTCATAAAAAAATCTCTTTACTCAATATGGTTGGGCCAGAAATCGATTACTTGGTAGTTACTGACATAAGATATTGTGATTTCGAAAAAGATGAACTTTACTGGTTAAAAAATGAGCTTAAAGGTTCTTTGGTTCATGTCTCTCTTTATGACCAACCCTTCGTTTTATTAGAAAAAGAGCAGCGGGATTTTAAAATAGATAAGGTTTTTACGCCTCCTGCAAATAGTGAAGAGGCTAGGAATGATCCTCGATTAAAAGATGCTGCCGATTATACAGTGGAATGGCCGATGATAGATTGCCCCGAGGAAGAGTTACGTAAAAATCTAAATAATTACGTAGAAGACTTCCTAGAATGGATGAAGAGTCGATAGATTTCACATATAAGTATTTGGTTCCACAGCACATGCTGGCTAACGGATTCGAAGTTAAGCCCCTGTTTATGGCCACAAACACCAATCCTTGCCGGTATAAAAGTAATAATATCTATAAATTTCCCGAAGAGCTTATTCATCGGGAATTTTCTTTTATTACATCATTTTTAAGAGTTGATGATAAACTCGGAGATTCTTTTTACTTGTGTAATTTTATATTAGATTTAAAAGAAATGGATAGCTTCAGGAACCCCAAGAAAATAAATGAAAAATTACCTTTCAAATATTCTCATTATTCCTCCCCTAAAAAAATAGACATAGAAAACGGGCTCAAAATATTGTCCATGCCCCAAAAACTACTTAATTGTAGGGATTTTGATGTATTATCTATACAAAATAAAAAAAAATTAAAATATTTCGATAGTAAAAACATCATATATAAGTGGTTGGGAAACAAGACGACATAGATTTAATAAAGAAAGTAAAGAAAAAATCCTGCGAAGAAAGCCTTAAAGCGCTAATCGAAAGGCATACCCCTCTCTGCTTTACTATCTACAAAAGATACCATTCCTCTTTAGCAGCAAATGGTATTTCCTACGACGATATAAAAAACGAAAAAGACTTCATTATTTATAAATCCATTTTAAAATTTGATCCAGATAAGAAGGTTAAATTTTCTACTTGGCTTGGCAATTTCACAAGATACTACTGCCTTAATTTAATCAACGGCGAGAAGAAGTATGTGTGCATGGAAGACGACAAGCTTAATTATCATAGAGAGGCCGAAGCCGAAGAAGACGAGAGCGGTAAAAATGACGAGCTTAGAGAGTACGTTATCAACCTGCTCGATCAAATGAAAGACGTAAGAATAAAGAAAGTTTTTATGCTGCGATATTTTGCTGACTCTAAGCAAAAAAAGACTTGGCAAAAGATAGGAAAAGAAATTAAGGTTAGCACGCAGACAGCAATCAACCTACACGAAAAGGGTCGCAGAATGCTAGAAACAAAATTTAAATCAAAACAATTTTCTGAATTAATTTAGTTGACAAACCTTAAAGCGTAGTTTATAGTAGTTATTGTTATGAGTGATACCGAAACGAAAACCACAAGTAATCCGCAAAAGAAATTCGACAACGAAGAAGTTGGCGCATTCTGGAAGCGGAAGGCTCAGAACGGTGGTCAGACCTATTTGGCTGGCCACGTTGAGGGACTAGGAAAAGTAGTCGTTTTTACCAATAAGAGTAAAACGTCTGATAATCACCCCGATTACAGGGTGTATAAATCCAAGCCTCTTAATGCGGATACCGCGAAAGCAGCGGTCTCCAACGCCGATCCTAGCCCTAGTGAGGTATCTGAAGAGCTAATGTAATAACATGCAATTAGCTTTTCACTTACCTGTCAACTCCGTCTCCTTCGGTCAATTGTCTCTCGCGATTTTGCGAGAGGCATACCGAAGGGGATTGGAGCCCTGTCTTTTCCCCGTAGGGGATGTCGATCCATCGGCTCAAAAGTCTGATCCCGAATTCGAAAAATGGCTCAAAGGCTGCTTAGAGAAAGCCGCCAAAGATCACAATAGAAAAAACCCCATCTTTAAACTGTGGCATCTAAACGGTTCTCTTGAATCATACAGCGAAAAGCAGGTTCTCTTAACTTACTATGAGCTAGATTCTCCTACTCCTTACGAAGTAAACATCGCAAAGAATAACGCCAAAACATTATTCTCGTCTCAATATGCTTGTGACGTTTTTAATCAAAACGGTGCTGAAACAGAATATCTTCCCGTAGGGTTTGACACTCACAACTTTTACCCCACTAATAAAAAATATTTTAACGACGGAAGAATTACATTTAATTTAGTTGGTAAATTCGAGAAGAGAAAGCATCATCATAGAATTTTAAAACTTTGGGCTGAAAAATACGGAGACAAGAAAGAATACTTTTTAAACTGCTCTCTTTACAACCACTTCCTAAGCCCCGAGGAAAACTCCTCTATAATCAACCAAGCCCTAGATGGTCGCCGGTATTTTAATATTAATTTATTGAGCTACATGCCTCAAAACGAGTTGTACAATGATTATCTAAACGCTGGAAACATTGTAATAGGAATGTCTGGCGGCGAAGGATGGGGTCTCCCAGAGTTCCAATCCGTTTGCTTGGGTAAGCACTCGGTTATTTTAGATTGCAACGGTTATAAGTCTTGGGCAAACGCGGACAACTCCGTGTTAGTTAAACCAAACGGCAAAATTCCTGCTGTTGATGGAAGATTTTTTCAACAAGGAGCGCCGTTTAATCAAGGGAATATTTTCGACTTTAAAGACGAAGACTTCTTAGAGGCTTGCGAAAAAGCGATTCAACGAGTCAAGGATGATCCAGTAAATCAAAAAGGAATCGAAACAGGTAATGAATTCAGCTACTCTAAGACACTCGATAAAATTCTAGAGCACTTAGAAAGCCTTAAATGAAACGTGCATTAATATGCCCTTACCGATATGATGATTTCGATACGGATTGGCTAGTAAGGATGCAATGGATCGCCAACGCTCTCGAAGAGGTTGGTTATGAAACCTATAAGCACTCAGACTTCAAAAACCACTTCGATGGGACACGCCTTCACTCCACGGAAATAAAATACGATGTAGCTATCTATAATCATTGTGATTATTATGAATCTTTAAGAGAAGATTTCTCTCCCGAAGTTGAAACTCGATGGTTCTTCAAGCCTACAGTACCCGACTTAAACCAATCTACTTTGGATGAGTTAGGATACGGTTCGTTTTCTTCGATAACTTATGACCGACCAGACTACGAAAACGTTCCTGCTGTAAACGTGGATCATTTTTTTAACACTAAAGTAAAGCACTGGAAGGAGAACCTTTCTTCCAAGTGGGGAGCTAAACATTTTCACGAGGGAGATATCCCTCATCGTAATTTTTACTTAGTTGTTGGGCAATGTAGTGGAGATTCAGTAGTTACAAGGCAAGACTTTGGTGGATATTTCGACAAGCTGTGTGCGGTGGTCGAAGAGTTATCCAAAGTTACCACGGATAAAATAATTGTTAAACTACACCCATATACAAATGGGCCAATGCACAAGAAGAACAACCCAGATATTAAAACTCCGCTAAAACAAAGAATACAATCTATATCAAATAATGTTATTGTCTATGATGATTTTACTTCTATTCATGCTTTCCTACCTCATTGTAAATGTGTGGTTGTCGGCAATTCTGGCGCGGGCTTCGAGGCGATGATGTATGACAAGCCGATTATTTCATTTTGCCACCCAGAGTACCATTGGGTAACTTACGATTTAAGAAAATTAGTTGAAATTAATCGAGCCGTAGACTTATCATGGTATAACAGAGAATCTAACAGAAAATTTTTGTATTGGTATATGGAAGAGTATTGCTTTTTTGATCAAGCCTCCGCCATAGATAGAGTTAGAGAACTATCATTCGAGACAATAGAATATAAAACTTATTTTTTATAATGCCTTTTTATTTATATCAACACCCAGAAACCCAAGAGGTTCAAGAAGTTCTTCAGAGAATGACCGACGAACACGTTTACGTCGATGACTGCGGAGTTAAATGGAATAGAATTTTTACTTCCCCCGCCGCCGTGGTTGACGGTAAGATGGACGCTTTTTCACCAAGAGACTTTGTTGAAAAAACTAGAGACAAGGGTATGACGATGGGTCAGCTATGGGATGAGTCTGCCGCTGCGAGTGAAAAAAGAAAAAAAGAAATGGGTCACGATCCACTTAAAAAAGACTTTTTCAAAAAATATAGCGAAAAAAGAAACGGTATGAAGCATCAAGACGATCCGAAACGATAATTTTTTCGTTTATAACATTTTTTTCTTTCCGTAGGCCAAAGTTTGATGTAATATTGTCTTACAAAGTCAATGAATACTAAGGTCGCACACGTTAAGAAAAGGAATGGTAGGCTTCAAAAACTCGATATCAACAAAATTAATTTATGTGTTGAGCGAGCATGTGCTGACCTAGAAGATGTCTCCGCTAGTGAAGTGGTTCTGGATGCCAACGTTCAGCTTTACGAAAAGATTACCACCGTGGAAATCGACAAAGCTCTGATCATGTCGGCGCGAACCAAGATCGACAAAGAACCAAATTACTCTCACGTCGCGGCGAAATTACTTTTAGGAAATATTCACAAAGAGGTTTTTGGAAGCAGCGTAGACAAAGACGCATTCGATCATCAATACAGATTGTCTTTTATCAAGAACGTAAAACTTCTTGTAGATAAAAACATTTTAAACGAAGACCTTTTAAAGTACGATCTCAAAAAATTATCCGAAGCGCTCAAACTAGAAAGAGATTTTAAATTCAAATATCTTGGATTACAAATTCTATATGATCGTTACTTTCATCATAGCGATGGGCGTAGATTAGAATCTCCTCAATCTTTTTGGATGCGCGTAGCAATGGGGCTAGCCCTGAATGAAGAGAACAGAGAACAAAAAGCGATTGAATTTTACGAAGTTCTTTCCTCTTTCAGAATGTGCTGCTCCACGCCAACGCTGTTCAACAGTGGCAGCGTTAGGAGTCAACTTAGTTCATGTTACTTAAATACATTTGAGGATTCCATTGATGGAATTTTTGAAGGAGCTTGGCAAGAGGCTCGCAAGTCGAAATATGCAGGAGGTTTAGGTTTTGATGTTACGAACTTTAGATCGGCTGGCTCACATATCAAAGGCACGAATGGTACTTCAAGCGGCCTCGTGCCTTGGTTGAAAATTTTTAACGATTTATTAGTAGCTGTAAACCAAGGCGGCAAGCGCCCCGGAGCAGGATGCGCTTACCTCGAACCTTGGCATCTTGACATTGAAGATTTTTTAGACTTAAAGAAAAACACTGGCGATGAACGTCGTCGCTGTCACGATATAAACACAGCAAACTGGCTACCCGATCTTTTCCTACGGAAAGTGAGAGATGATCAAGATTGGTATTTATTTTCCCCAAGCGATGTTGATCTCCATAATCATTGGGGTGACGAGTTCGACAAGAGGTATTCCGCTTATTGCAAGATGGCGGATAAGGGAGAAATCACTAATTTCAAAATCATAAAAGCCAAAGAACTATGGAAGAAGATGCTTCGAGTGTTATTTGAAACAGGGCATCCTTGGATGACTTTTAAAGATAATGCCAACTTGAGGTATTCTAATTCTCACGTAGGGATAATCAATAGCTCTAATCTATGCACGGAAATTTTCCTGCACACTCGCTCATCGAAATACGAGCATGGTCAAAAAACTGAGGTTGGAGAAACCGCAGTATGTAATTTAAGCTCAGTTAATCTCAAAGAACATTTGAAAGTAAATGGAAAGCTCGATTTTAAACTTCTAGCTAAAACAATCGCCACGCAAATGAGAATGCTGGATAATGTTATTGACCTTAATTTTTATCCAACTCAAGAAGCTCGCCAAGCCAACTTAACTCATCGGCCCGTGGGTGCAGGAGTTATGGGGCTCGCTGACGTGTTTCACAGCTACAAGCTCGGCTTTTCCGATGAGGAAACAGTTAAATTTTCAGATGAATTATACGAGTTCATTTCTTACCACTGTTTGCTTAATTCCTCCAAGCTTTCTAAAGAGAGAGGCAGTTACTCTTCCTTCGAGGATTCTCTATGGGATAAGGGCGTACTGCCAATAGACACTTACAAAAATCTGATGGAATACTTAGGGCAAAAACCAATTATCCACAGAGGTAAAAAGTATTGCAAAGAAGTTGATTGGAAAGAGTTGAGGAGTCATATCAAGTCTCACGGCATGAGAAATAGCAATACTATGGCTATTGCTCCCACCGCCACAATTTCTTATATTCAAGGATGTAGTCCAAGCGTGGAGCCAGATTTTTCAGTTCTATTCGTATATGAAAATAAATCCGGAAACCTCATGATCACAAACGAATGGTTTGTCAAAGAGTGCAAGGAGATGGGTATTTGGGATCAACGACTAGTAGACATGATCAAAGCCGTCAATGGAGATGTCCTGCGGTTAAACGGTGATTTGCCACCAGAAATTAAAAATAGGTATAAAACCGCGTTTGACCATGACCAGTTCCTACTTATCGACTGCGCTGCTGCACGACAAAAATGGATCGACATGGGGCAATCTTTAAATCTTTTTAATAATAAAAGTTCCTTAAAATATTTAAACGATCTTTACATGCATGCTAGAGACAGAGGGCTAAAGAGCACGTATTACCTCAGAAATAAGAGCGCGAGTGAAATCGAAAAATCTACACAAACTGAAGCTGCTAGTGACAGTGGTGATATTAACTCAAGTGATTCTAATGATACTCTTTCTGCTTCAACAGCTTGCAGTATCTTAGACCCAACATGTGAAAGTTGCCAATAATGGGTGGAGGGAACTATGAATAAAGAAGGATTAATCTTAGGAGAAGAAATCGCAGGAGTGAATCAAATCCTGCCACACAAACACGAATTCGTTTGGGATTTGTTTCTAAAGGGCGTAGCTAATAACTGGAGCCCTTCAGAGATAAACATGACCGATGACATAGACCAATGGAAAGGAGACACGCTGTCCGTAGACGAAAAACTTTTAGTTAAAAGGTGTCTCGGTTTTTTCGCGGGTAGCGAATCCTTAGTAGGTAACAACCTTTTACTCACTGTTGCTAAATGGGTGACTGATCCAGAATGTCGCCAATACATTTTACGCCAAGCTTACGAGGAGTCTCTTCATAACTGGACAGTGGTAACTTGCTGCGATTCTTACTCTTTGAAAGTCGGAGAAGTATATGAGGCGTATATAAATATTCCTTCTATCAAGGCGAAGGATGATTTCCTGATGGAAATTACCTCTGATGTAAATAGGCAAGGATTCTCAACTAAAACAATCGAGGGTAAAAGAGAATTCTTAAGGAACTTAATCACATACTATATTGTCTGCGAAGGAACGTTTTTCTTTAGTGGGTTTGCGATGCTGCTTGCGTTAGGTCGTCAAAACAAACTCCCCGGACTTTCAGATCAAATTAGATACACATTGAGAGATGAAAGCCTCCATATTCAGTTTGGCACGTATTTAATCAACACAATTAAAGAACAGTATCCATCGGTGTGGACAAAAAAATTCGAGGCTGAAACAGTAGAGCACATCAAAAAAGCAGTAGAACTTGAAGTTCAGTACGCTTCAGATGTTCTTCCAAGGGGTATCTTGGGACTGAACGCCGAAATGTTTGTAGACTATATGCAATACATCGGCAATAGACGCCTTGAAGGAATTGGCATCGACTTCCGTTTTGACAGTGATCAGAATCCATTTCCTTGGCTTTCCGAAGTTGTTGATACGGGAGCGATGACCAATTTCTTTGAAAGGAAGGTGAAAGACTATCAGAATTCTGGAGTGTTAGAAGAAGATTTTTAGCCGTCTTTAATTTTTCTTTTTTGCTGAGATAGAAACTCCTCAGTTATTTTGAACTCGGTAGAGCAGTAAGTGCAGTGCATTACCTCTTTACACTTGTAGTTTTCAGCCCTGCAATCTTTTTCCTTATCAAAAAAGCCCCCCTTATGGTCGCAAGGAACCCCTGCTGATTTTACCACAATCAGCTTACCTTCTCTACCGCGTTGCTTCGGCCAGCAATATGGACATGCGTAAAAATGCATGTAATTAATTACACTTTTATTTTTTTAAAAAAGTACAGATAGTTTATGTGTAATATATGACATGGACTACCAAATACTTGTCAATATTGCAGTCGGTGTTGTTACACTGATGGGCGGTTGGGTCTTTAAGATGATCATTGGCCACATCAATGAGATTAAAGAGGAACACCACGGCTTAATGGTTAAACACCATGAAGATGTGGACAAAATTAAAGAAAAGTATACCGATCTGGTCGTCTCGCTTCCCGAAAAATACGTTAGCAGAGAAGATTTCAAGATGTTCTCCGAGAGAATGAACGATAGATTTGATCGTTTGGAGGAAAAATTAGACGCTCTTAAAAATTAAGTTGAATCATATCCATATATGGTCTATAATTTATGACTGTATATGGATTTTTCTTTTGTAATAGTATCAAATGGCAAAAAACAAGAAATAACTGACCTTGTTTTAAAATCAATACATTGCCAACAAATTGACAGTTATGAAATTCTAATCGCTGGAGATTACCCCAAAGGAGAGGGATATACATTAGTCTCAGCTAAATCAGCAGCCAAAAAAGGTCTTCTCGGAGAGATGAGAAATCGGGCTTGCGAAGCTTCTGAAGGGGAAAAGATCGTAATTTTAGACGATGATATGATTTTATCACCAGATTGGTATAAAAATTTATTAAATTATAAATCAGATTACGATATCCTAACTTCCCAAGTCAGGCTCCCTGACGGTACTCGCTTCTGGGATCACGTATGCTATCAAAGTCCTAAATACGGCCACTGCGTTCTAAACGAGAATGAAGATGATCCTTATCTTTATATGTCAGGTGGTCAAGCTTGGATAATGAAAAGGTACGTTTTTGAAAAATGCAAGTGGAACACTGAGTATTCGACAGGCTTACAACGCGCCAACATGAAATCTCTAAAAGATTATGAAGAAGGTAAGCATAATGAAGATACCGACTTTTCTCAGAAGTGTCGCGACTCAGGGTTTAAGATTTCGCACAACCATCAAATGCTAGCTTTCCACAACGATGACCAATACACTTGCGTTGGAAGGCTCGTGAGAATAAGGCAGCAAGAGAAGTCTAGATTTTGGGTTAACAAATTAAATTTCTATCGCCCCGCCGAAGAGATAGGCGAATACGCCAAACACCTCTGGAACGAAGGTAATCAGGCTGACGCCGCCGACGTGATTAGATACGGTCTCCAGTTCCACTTTCAAAACTTCCACCTTAATCAAATATGGAAATTCATGGTGGACAAAAACGGAGGAGAGTTGACTGATGATAATTGGAGATTAGAGGGAGACGAAAGATATTTAGCTACGATGGACTTTTTAAATAAAGTAAGATTAAATTTTGTATGATAATTTCCAGATGTCCATTAAGAGTCTCTATTGCTGGAGGCTCAACCGACTTACAGGAGTTTATAGATTATAAAGGGCGCGGATCAGTAATTAGTTTTCCTTGTAATTTATATTCATACGTAACTCTATTTACTGATAAAAATGGCTATAATGCAGTTGATGATAAATATATTATAAAATATTCCCAAAAAGAGGAAGTCTCTTCTGTTTCAGAGATTCATAATGACATCGCTAGAGAGTGTCTAGATCGCTTCAAATTGCCTCCTACGAGCATTTCATTCTTTTCTGATATCTTCTCACACGGTTCAGGTTTAGCGTCCTCCTCGGCTTATTTAATAGCTCTGATAAAAGCTGCCAGTTTGCAGAATCAATTGAATCTAAGCCAAGGGCAAATATGTGAAATCGCGCTAGAGCTAGAGAGAAATTTTAACCCATTAACCGGATACCAAGATTCTTATGGCTGCGGGATTGGCGGGTTTAAAAAATTAGATTTTTACCCAAATAATAAAATCAGATGTAAGATTTTCGGTAAGAGTTTTATCGAAGATTACAATAAGTATCTCGTTTATACCGGAGTCAGCAGGAAGTCTACAGATATACTAAAAACCCTCGATCTTAAAAAAGTCGAAGCGCTTTTACCTCTGGTACAAAAAATGGAAAAGTCAATTACTAGAAATAAGCCTGACGATTTTTTCGAAATTATCAACGAAGGCTGGGCGAGAAAGAAGGAAACGTCAAATTCTATTGCATCAAATCAAAAAATACTTGAAATAGATGAGAAATTGGATAAACTTAGCCAAGTTAAAGCTCACAAGCTATGCGGCGCTGGTGGTGGAGGATACTTTTTAGTATTTACTGATAAAAATTATGATCTAAAGCAGGAGGAAGACTTGAATAAAATCACTTTTAAAATTGCCTGTGATTGGTACGGCGCAAGCGCAACGGAGTTATGACTTACTGCTTTCAATTAGATGGGACTATTTGCACAGAGGAAGAATTTTTCCCCGACGCAAAGCCTTATCTTTACATGATTGATCATATTAATAAATTATACGAGCAAGGGCATGTAATTAAAATTTACAGCACTCGCTCAAAAGCTGGAGGAAAGGATTGGAGTAACTATAACAAGATATGGTTGAAAGATTGGGAGGTTAAATATCACGAATTAATCAACGAAGGAATACCTGACTGCGATAGACTTATAAGCACCAATGCTCAAAACACTCAAGCTTTGCGTAATGAGTTGGTTCCCCAACCGCCTCCCGAACAAAGGACGGGCTTCGTTTGTAGCTGCTTTGATCTTTTACACGCTGGGCACTTTATAATGCTCAAAGACGCAAGGTCAAAATGTGACAAGCTTATTGCGGGGCTTCAAACAGACCCGACTATTGACAGGCCAGAAAAAAATAAACCTATTCAATCTCTAGAAGAAAGAAGAGAGTCTTTGTCGGCGTGCAAGTATGTTGATGAAATTAGATTATACGATACCGAGAAATCTTTAATTGAATTACTACTAACTGTCAAACCCGATATAAGAGTATTGGGAACCGATTGGGAAGGCAAGGAATACACGGGTAAAGGAATAGCTAAAGAAGAATATTTTCACGACAGGAGTACGCATTCTTATTCTTCCAGCAATTTGAGAAAAAGGATATACGAAAAGGAAAAAGAAAAAAATGAAAACTAAAGTATTAGTTACGGGAGGACTAGGGTTTATCGGGAGTAGCGTTGTAGAAGCTCTTTTAAAGAGCGGTTATGACGTAACGGTTGTTGACGACTGCTCAACTACGGAAAGAGCGGCTTCCCCCGGCGATTCCACTTTACCGTTTAATTTTAGATTCGGTAACGAGGTACGCGGAAATAAAAATTTACCTAGTGTCGAATTTATTAGAAAGAACGTTATTTTTTCTCATCAGCTAGTCGAAGTTTTAAAGGATGTTGAATATGTTTTTCATTTAGCCGCGCATCCGAGGGTTGACCCCTCTATCAAAGACCCCATCAAATATCATGAGGAAAACATTAATGGAAGTTTGAATTTGTTTTGGGCGTGTAAAAACGCTGGCGTAAAAAAGATTATATTCAGTTCGTCGTCATCAGTTTACGGCGATCCTGAATTCACACCTACTGACGAAAATGGAAGGCTAGACCCTATGAGTCCATATGCATTGCACAAGCTGGTAGGAGAACAGTACTTAGAATTGTTTTCAAAACTTTACGGATTAAATAGCGTATCGCTTCGGTATTTTAACGTTTACGGAGAAGGACAGCCGACTCAAGGATCATACGTTCCAGTAATGGGAATATTTTTTCGACAGTTGTTAAGCGGCCAGTCTTTATCTCTCACTGGTGACGGGCTGCAAGAAAGAGACTTTGTAAACGTCAAAGATGTAGCGAGAGCCAACGTAAAGGCTGCCGAAACAGATTTGCCAGACGGACACCACATTTACAATATTGGCTCTGGAGAAAAACACTCTATTAAAAAAATAGCGCAATATATACACAACGAAATCAAACACATCGAGCCGCGCTTTGAGCCTAAAACTACATGCGCGGATATTACGAAAGCAAAAAAAGAGCTAGGCTGGGAGCCCGAGCACGAACTATTTAGGTGGATCGCAATAAATTCCCCAAAATAAAATGATTACATTTTCTCGATTAGGAAACATGGGCAGACTTGGAAACCAGTTTTTTCAAGTCGCCTCCACCATAGGTATAGCCAATAAAAACGGTCACAGTTATAGCTTCCCAGAGTGGGCGGTTAACAAACATCTAAAAAATAAAATTCCCACAGGATTTCAACATGCGGATTTGCAAATAAAAGAGAGTGGCTGCACTTATGAAGGATTTGATTTAGAATGCTCTGGAGAAGTGTCTATAGATTTATCTGGGTATTTTCAATCAGAAAAGTATTTCAAAGACAGCGAGGAAGAGATTCGGAACTATCTCACTCCCAGCGACGAGATATCTAAAATCATAGAAGAAAAATACGGATTCGTCTTCGAAGAGGATACCGTATCGGTTCATATTAGATGCGGCGATTATAGACTTTTATCTACTGTATATCACCCATTAAACGAAGATTACTTTCTATCGTGCATTAAAGAGAGCGGCGCGTCGAAAGTCCTCTTCTTTTCGGATGATATAAATCACTGTAAAAATATTTTTTCCAATGAAGTTGAAAATTCTTTTTTTATTTCTGAAAGAGCACATGATTTAAGTTTAATTAGCGATACTAAAACCGCAGAAGTAGATGCGCCTAAATATTTTAAAGAAGATTTAATCGAGTTATTTTTAATGAGTAGATGTCGCACAAACATTATATCTAATTCTACATATAGTTGGTGGGCGGCATGGCTAAACAGCAATGATGATAAACAGGTCTTTGCTCCTGATAAGTGGTTCACGCCACAACACTTAGAGCTTATTTGTCCTAAAGAATACAGAGAAAATTATTTAGATGATATAATCCCAGAGTCATGGAAAAGAAGATAGCATTTATATTTATTGGAACTAACAAGTACGTAGATTTTTTCGACGACTACTACGACGGAGTTATGAGCCTTTTTCTTCCGGATGAAGAGAAGGTTATATATGCGTTTACAGACGACGTAGAGAACGAAGTCTTTAAAAAAGACAACGTAGCGGTTCGAAAAATAGAGCATGAGCCTTGGCCGTATATCACTCTTAAGCGATTCAAGTACATGTACGGAGTCATTGATGAGCTTGAGAAATTTAGCGATGTCATTTTCTTAGATGCGGACATGGTAGTGAGTAAGCTTATTCCTAGTTCGTTTTTGAATAGGTATGATCACTTCTTCGGGGTTCATCATCCGGGGCAATTTATGTACGGCTCTGGAATATGCGAGTACGAAAGTAACAAGCAGTCTACGGCTTATACTCCCAAAACAGAAGAGCATGGTGTTAAATACAGGCAGGGATGTTTTTGGGGAGGTAAAAACCCTCACATAAGTCAAATGATAAAAGAGCTTCACGTTTGCGTGAAAAAGGATTTGGAAAATGGAGTTATCGCCGCGTGGCATGATGAGTCACATCTAAACAGATACTTTTCTGAGAACGACGAATTAGTTTCTACCTTACATGCAGGATTTGCATACCCTCAAAATTGGACTATGCCTGTTGAAAAAACGATAGTCCATCTCGATAAGAACATGGAGCAATTCCCAAGATTTAGAGGAGGTGAAAAATGAAAAAGTTCTGTGTTCTAGAACAAGGCAAAACCATCAACGATGATTTCACCCTTCAGCATAAGTCTCAGTTTAATACCGAGGTTAGTGATTTCTATAGATTGAATTGGAAAGAACTTGATGACCCAAATGCTCAAGTTTGTCATCCTGACGCTTGTTGGACCGAGGGTAGAAGCATCTTATACGATCACATAATGGACGAGTACGAATATTACATTTTTATAGATGACGATGTTTTATTCTACGGGGAAAACATAGCTCAAACTATTGCGGATAATTTCGACGAATACAAACCTGTCTCTGGAACTTTAGGCGGACCCGGATGGCATTTATCAAAAGTTCAAACAGATAAGCCTGTTCACCCTATCGCGTGCTACGATTTATGCGTTCATATATTTTCTAGGAGCTTCGCAGAGGTAATGTTCCCCGCTATATTTCATAGCTCCGGTAAATCAATGTGGTACGCCATGTACGCTTGTTACAAATTATTCCCTAGGAAACAATTAATCTTTCAAAATATCGCCACTAGAAACAGTCGCACTGGCCCTGCTGAAGACAAGGTTAGATCGGAGCAAGGAGACCCCGTGTATAAAAATTTTGTACCCGTGGAGAACGTTATTTCTAAATTCGAAAAAGACCTTCTCATTAAAGGTAACTATATCCAGTGGAATGATTACGACAAAAGCCATGTCAAAACACTAAACGCGAACCTCGCTTCTCTTGACCCTGATAAAACTCAAATTGATTTTACTATCGATGATTTAGCTAAAATTTACGATATTAATAACGAAGATTTCAAGAATAGAAAACCGACGTTAGCTAAGTAATGGAACATATTTGTCACAATAAAAAATGCATTTTCGTACACGTACCCAAGGTTGCTGGTCGCAGCGTAGCTGAATCCCTAGGATGGGATCGACTCACTTACGGAGGGCACTTCCCCGCTCTTTTCTTAAAGTCTGCGTATCCAAAAATATACGAAGAATATTTTGTTTTTGGGTTCTGTAGAAACCCTTTGGCTCGCGCTATTTCGGCGTATAATTATTTTAAAAATTCTAAAACATTTCAAAGACAGTCTGTTGATGAGGATGTGTTTTCTGCTGTAGATAACTCTGATAATTTTGATGAGTTTTGTATTAATTTTTTAAACAAGTCTGATCCATTGCAGTTGATAGATCATTTAGCTCCCCAGTATTATTTCTTATGTGATGAAGAAGAGAAAGTTATAGTCGATTATCTTGGTAAATTAGAAACAATTGAAGAAGATTACAAATTTATTACGGATAAACTTGGAGTAGATAACAACTTAAGACATGAAAACAAGGGGGTGAAAGAATATAAAGCTAGTAAAGAAGCAGAAAATATAATCAAAAGAATTTACAAAAAAGATTATAAGATTTTTAATTATGAAATTTGAAAATCCAATTATCGTATGCGGAGCACACGGGGGAGGAACTTCTCTTGCAACTAAAGTTTTACGCTTGAATGGTTTATTTGCCGGGGTTGACGCGGGGGATGCGCTAGGCAAAAGAGACGACGAGCAAGGCAAGCGAGTATTGCACGAGTCAGACGCAATGGTTAAAATTAATTGTACTGCGCTAAAAAATTTCCTGCCTTATACAAACGACACCGAGATGATGCATCTCAGCACATGGAATTTTTATTTATCTGTTTTAGAGAACTCTGATGCGATCAAGATAGTATTTGAGAGATTGTCAGGTGATGGTCTTAACGCTAGTCAACTTATGGGCGGCGTTAACCCAGCGTGGGGAAATGTACAATTAGAAAAATGCTTAAGCGAATTCTGGGGAGGAGAACCAGACTACTCTAAGCCTTGGGGGTGGAAAGACCCAAGAAATTCTGCGGCGATCCCCTTGTGGAAACTAGCATTTAAAAAACCTAAATTTTTATTTTTAGAAAGAGAAGAAAAAAGCGGTAGGAAACATAACTCTCCTTCAGGTAGATGGTTTTGTGAGGAATTTACGGGCAAGCTGAGAGACTATTATTATTGTCCACCATTTTTAGAGGAAGACGATGACACGCATAACATCGGAATCGAACTTTTACTCAAGGATGTAGACGCCTTTAATTCTACTATGGAATGGGCTGGGTTAAAGCGCTTAGATAAAGAAGAATTCGACAACTTAATGAAAAAGGCTGATGTAAAATATGAGAAACTCTAATACGACAGTTTATTACGTGGTTGGGGGAGACCAGCAGCACTACAAAAACATGCTAGCTAGCATGACTAGTCTTACAGACGTAGGGTTCAGTGGAGAGTTTTTGATTTGGGAGATAGGGGAAACTCTAAGTTCAGACGAGATACAATCGAAGTATCAAATCTCCAACAAAATAACGGTGCATCACAAGCCGAATGAAATAGACTTTGAAAAACCCGGAAAGAAAGGCTATTTATTCTGGAAGCAAAAATACAAAGCTGCGTTAGAGATTGAAACCAAGTTTGGCGCGTATGTAGATACGGATACTTTATTCATAAACAATACGCTGCCTCTAATAGTAAAAGATTTAAACGGTAAAGTCGGCGCGTCTCCCCACTTTTGGGTTCCTACGCTTCGCCATTTTGAAGCGATGGCTGTCCCTGCGGGAAACAAGGCGGCGTTTCAAGAGGTAAAAGAAAGAATAGGGTTAAATGAAAAGCACTTTTTACTTACGGGGGGATGCTTCGTATTTGAAACCACTGAAGACAACAAGGAAATTTTTAGAGAAGTTTTAGAAATTTACGACGATGTTTATTCTTCTGATGACGAATATATTCAAGGCTTAACCGATGAGGTTTTCTTTAGTCATGTTGTTCAAAACAAAGATAAAGCCATTTTATTAAGTGGGGCAATAAACCACTGCTTTATGGGTGATGAGCATATGCCTTTAATTTTTCAAGATGGAAATTTCTGGGGCAAGAATTCATACGAAAAACAATTCTCCAAAGTGATGCTCTTGCATTGTGACACCAGCAGGAGAGACCCATCTGAAAAATACTCAGGAGTTATTAAAGAACAGATAAATATAATACTCAGCAAATATAGCAAGATTCTTAAATGAATATACCAATTTTCAAACTTGAGTTCGAAGATGAATTTATTTACGATTGGAATAAATTAAGCACTGAAATTTTATCAGGTAATAATTTATTAAGCGAAGGCAAATACGTTAGAGAGTTCGAGAAGGGTTTTGCTAAATTAAGCAACGCCGAACACGCTCTAGCTATATCTTCAGGAACCACGGCCATTGAAGTCGCCCTCAAAGCCATCGGTGTTAAAGGTAAAGAAGTAATAATTCCATCCAATACTTTTTTCGCCACTGCTTTAGCCGTAGAAAATGCTGGCGGCGAATTAGTTCTGGTTGACGCCGAGCTAGATTCGTTCTGCATGTCTCCAAGCTCGCTAGAAGAAAAGATAACCGAGCAAACTGGAGCGGTTGTCCTAGTGCATATAGGAGGCATAATCTCGCCGTACATTAAAAGAATCGTAGAGATATGCAAGAAGAATAATGTCCCGCTGGTTGAAGATGCAGCCCACGCCCACGGTTCTAACATAGACGGCTATACGGCGGGCTCCATCGGGTCAGTTGGATGCTTTAGCATGTTCCCGACCAAGGTAATGACTACCGGGGAAGGCGGCATGATCACGACTAACGACTCCGAGCTTTACGAAAAGATGAGGTCGATTAAAAACTTCGGCAGACCCAGTGATGGCTCCATCTTATGCGTAAATCCAGACGGAAACAATTACAAGGTTAGCGAGTTCACAGGACTCATGGGCCACTTAGAATTACAACGAGTAAAGAAAAGAATACGCAGAAGAAACCATTTAGTCAGAATATATGAAAGGAATTTAAAAAAGACTAATTATGAAGTAGTAAAACAAGAAACAGGTTTTTGTTCTTATTATAAATTAATTTTAAAAGTCGGTAAATGGGGCCACGCCAGCAGCAAAGAAAGCAAGAGGTTAAAAAACCACTGTAAAGAACGCGGAATATCCTTAACAGGGCAAGTTTATGAAATTCCAGTGCATAAACAACCGAAATATGAAAAAATATTTGCAAAAGAATCCTTCCCGAACACAGAATATATAAGCGACATGCACATTTGTCCTCCGCTTTACCCGGAATTAACTGATTCCGAGGCGGATTATGTGTGCGAGGTGCTAAAGGAACTAGATTCACAGTGAAGATTAGAGTAGCGAAATTAGTTGATATAGGGAGAATGGAGCTTTCTGAGCAAACGCTTACGACATCTCTACAAGACTCGACCTGCTTGGTAAAAATGGAGGCCGTTGGTATATGCGGGTCAGACCTTAATTATTATCTACATGGCGGATTAGGTAGCTTTAAGCAAAAGATGCCAATGGAAATGGGTCATGAGCCAGCGGGAATCGTGGTAGAAAGTAAGAGCAAAAGATTTAAAGAGGGCGACAGAGTAGCTATAGAGCCGGGACTGTCCTGCGGCAACAAATGCAAGTGCTGTGAGAAAGGAAGGCATAATTTATGCTCCAGCGTAAAATTCATGGGCGCGACAGATTTAGGCGCGTTTAGAGATTACGCGATACTAAGCGATAGGCAGCTTGAAAAAATTCCTGACGCAATGTCTTTTGAAGAAGCCTCCCTTATGGAGCCAATAGGCATCGCCGTGCATTGCATGAATAGAGTCAATCCTCAAATTGGAGATTCTATAACCATCTTTGGAGCAGGAATGATTGGCATCTCAGCACTCCTCGTCGCTAAGAAGGTAGGTATCAAAAAAGTTATAATGGTAGACCCCTTAAATAGTAGGCTTGAGATGGCTAAAAATTATGGAGCTACTGAAACAGTGATCGCAGATGAAAAATGTTTAGACGTGATTAAAGACTTAACGAATGGCGAAGGTACGAGTATATGTATCGACGCCGCCGGTAAAGCTATCACAATTAACAATTGTTTTTCCGCCGCTTCTCTTGGGGGTAAGGTCGCAATAATGGGAATCCCCTCGGAAGATTACGTGTCTTTGAATCCTCACAAAATGAGAATTAAAGAGTTGGATATTATCAATGTCAGGAGAAACAACTTGACGCTGCCTCAATGCGTTGCACTGTTTTCGGAGGATAGGTCTATTATCAATTTAGTCACAAACAATTCAGAATTAGAGGACATACAATCTTCTTTTGAATCCTGCGTGGAAAATCCTCAAGCTGTTCTGAAACATATGATAAACTTTAAATGAAAAAGTGCATTATAATCACAACAATAAATGAGCCCAATAAATGTATAGAGGCTTTCGCTAAAAGCGAATATGATTTAATTGTTGTCGGAGACTTAAAAACAAGCGAGAGCAGCTACCGTCAAAGAAACGACTTAACTTTTCTAGGCTTGGAGGAGCAAGAAGAAGTCTCTTCAAAGTTATCTAAGTTAATACCCAACAATCATTATTGCCGCAAAAATTTAGGGTATTTATACGCGATTCAAAATGGATACAAAATCATAGCGGAGACTGATGACGACAACATACCTTATAAAAGCTGGGGTAACTATGAAAAATATTCTACTAGCAAGGTGCTGGTGTCACCCGAAAGGCCAAATACTTTAAAAGAATTTACAAGCAAAAAAATATGGCCGCGTGGGTACGACTTAAGTTTAGTTAATAAGAGACAGCGACATGTCTATGAAGAGAATGACGCACCCGTTCATGTTTGGCAGGGGTTAGCGGACATTGAGCCTGATGTAGATGCAATTTATAGACTAACTAGAAACAATAAAGTAAAATTTAAAACAAGAAAGCAAATTGTTTTAGGTGAAGAAGTTTACGCGCCGTTTAATACTCAGAATACTATCTGGATAAGCCCAGAGACGTTCTATAATTTATATGTACCATGCACCGTCGCATTTAGATACTGCGACATTTTACGTTCTTACGTAGCTCAAAAAATGATTTGGATGCACGGAGGCAGAATAGGTCATAACCACGCTACGGTGTATCAGGAACGAAATGCTCATGAATTTTTCGATGATTTTATTGACGAAATCCCCGTATATCTTCACACCCCGAAGGTTATTAAAATTTTAAAAGATTTTCATCCTCAAAAACCTGAAGATTTATTAGGACTTTATAACAATTTATACTTACACGACATCGTACAAAAGAAAGAACTAGCCATTTTAAAAGAATGGCTTAAAATAACTTTATAAAATGAAAATTGCGCTGATTGGCCCCGGAATGATGCCTATTCCCCCGACTTCATGGGGCGCGGTAGAGATATTAATATGGGATTATAGAAACAAGCTAGTTGAGAACGGCCACGATGTTGACATAATCAACACAAAAGACTTAAACGAGATCGTAAAACAAGCTAATTCGAAAGACTACGACGCCGTTCACCTTCATTACGACGCCTACGCGCATCTGATGAATCATATTGAATGCCCAAACAAATTTGTTACTAGCCATTATCCTTTTTTAGAAAATCCAGAGCCCCAATATACTTGGATTTATACTGATTGCAAGGACAGCGGGTGTAAAATTGTAGCGCTTTCAGAGGGGATTAAGAATGCTTTTATTGAAAGGGGGTGTGATTCAGATCAAGTAATTGTATTACCTAATGGGGTTGACTCGAAGCTGTACAACTTCAAAGAAGATAATATAAAATATCCTTGTAAATCAATTTATTTAGCTAAAATTGAACCACGCAAACGACAAACCTTAGTACAGGACAAGGGCTTGGGTATCCATTTTGCAGGAGGAGTACACGACCAAAGCTTTAATCCCGCCGAGGGTGAATATATTGGCGAGCTTACAAAAAAACAGATATACGAAGGGCTTACTGAATACGCGAATATGGTGCTGCTAAGTACTGCTGAAGCTCATCCGGTAGTAGGAATAGAGGCGTTAGCATCGGGCTTGGGTCTGGTTCTTTCAGAATTTGCTCACGCTAATTTAGACACCGATCTACCATTTATCACAGTAATTCCAGAAGAAAAAGTAAATGACGTTGATTACTTGAGAAGCGCCATAGAAGAAAATAGAGTGACCTCTTTAGCAATGCGCTCAGAAATTAGACAATACGCAATAGATAATTTTGATTGGTCTAATATCATGAAGAAATACGAAGGGATTTTAGGTAAATGAAGATAGGTATAATAGGGCCGGGTCTGATGCCTATCCCGCCGAAAGGCTGGGGCGCAATTGAGTCTTTAATCTGGGATTATTCAGAGGGACTTCTCGATCTAGGGCATGAGGTAGCGATCTTTAACAAGCCTGATTTAACCGAGGTCATCAAGGATGTTAATTCTTTCAACCCTCATTTTGTACATTTACAATACGATGATTATCTTCCGCTGTTAGACTACCTGAAGTGTCCACATAAAGCGGCGACATGTCATTACGCATATCTAGAGCAGCCCGCGAAGCACGGCGCTTATTCTCAGGTCTTTAACTATTATAACCGAGTTCCTTGTTACGTTTTTGCTCTTTCAGAAGGCATTAAAAAAACCTTTATGCTGCTCAAAGGCATACCAGAGGAAAATGTTTTTGTCACGCCCAACGGAGCCAGAAACGATCTGTTTAGATTTGACGAAAACTGCTCTAAACCAAATACGTCAATATACCTCGCTAAAATAGACTACAGAAAAAGGCAGCATTTATTCCAAGGTAAGGCGATGAATATTGATTTCGCCGGAAATCATGCAGATGATAGATTTGATATTAATAGCCCAGAATATTTAGGTGAATGGGATAAAGAATATTTATATAATAATTTAACTAATTATGCAAACATGATTTTATTAAGCGATGGGGAAGCTCATTCATTGTCATGTCTAGAAGGATTGATGGCGGGGTTGGGTTTGGTTATATCGGAATACACAACGGCTAACTTAGATACTAATTTACCATTTATTGATGTAATTCCAGAAGATAAAATCCAAGACGAAGACTTTATACGAAAAACAATAGCATTAAATAGACAAAAATCTATTTCTATGAGAAAAGATATTAGAAAATATGCAGAAGATAATTTTAGTTGGGAAGTAATTGTACCTAATTATGTTAAAACAATAGAAGGAATATTGTCTCGTTGATATGAATAAAGAAGATAAAATATTTGTAGCGGGCCATCGTGGGATGGTGGGGTCTGCTATCCTTAGACGGCTTAAGTCCAAGGGATACAATAATGTCATGACTCAAACTAGAGGAGAGCTTAACCTCCTTGATCAAGAAGGAGTCTATCGTTATCTTTGGAGTTGCCAGCCTGATATCGTGATTGACGCTGCTGCGAAAGTCGGTGGCATTCACGCCAATAACGTATACCGCGCAGATTTTATTTATGAAAATTTACAAATACAAAATAATTTAATTAATTCTAGTTATGAGCTAGGGGTTAAAAAGCTACTCTTTTTGGGTAGCGTTTGTATTTATCCAAAATTTACAGATCAGCCTATTAGAGAAGAGTATTTACTTAGGTCTCCTCTCGAACCAACCAACGAGCCTTACGCCATCGCTAAGATCGCTGGTATAAAGATGTGCGAGAGCTATTACAAACAGTACGAAAAAGACTTCTTTTCTGTTATGCCCGCGAATTTATATGGCGAGAACGATAATTTCCACCCGGAAAACTCACACGTTCTCCCGGCTCTCATCAGAAGATTTCACGAGGCGAAAGAATCAGGCGCTCCCAGCGTCGAGGTTTGGGGCACTGGCGAAGCCATGAGAGAGTTTATGCATGTAGACGATTTAGCTGATGCGTGTGTTTACGCTCTCGAAAATGTATCAGCTAAAGATATCTATTCTCAGGGTATTTCTCAACTTAACATCGGAACGGGAGAAGAAATTTCTATCAAAAACCTATCCCATCTAATAGCAAAGACAGTTGGATACGAGGGCGAAATTACATTCGATTTATCGAAACCTGACGGAACCCTTAAAAGAGTACTAGATAATCAAAGGATAAATAAATTAGGTTGGAAGCATAAAATCTCTTTAGAAGATGGACTTGTCAGCACTTATAATTGGTATAAAGATAACATTAATAAAATAAGAAGCGTATGAGAAAAGTTTTAGTTACAGGTATAACGGGCCAAGACGGGGCGAATATGTGCGAGTACCTCCTTAGAGATAGGGGTCATAAGGTATTCGGCATGATTAGAAGAAGCTCTAACCCGAACTTCGTCAACTGTAAGAGTTTCTTAGATGATGAAAATTTTCAGTTAGTTTATGGAGACCTAACCGATGAAATTAGTATAGACAAATTAGTTCAAGAAATTCAACCTGATTATTTTATCAATTTCGCAGCAAATTCTTTTGTTGGATGTAGCTGGGATATGCCTCTTCACGTATTGGACACTAATACCGGAGGAGTCATACGCTGCTTAGAAGCAATCCGCAAGTATAAACCAGATTGTAGATTTTATAGCGCAGGGAGCAGTGAACAATTTGGCGACGTAGACTATTCCCCCCAAGACATGAAGCACCCAATGAAACCTCGCAGTCCTTATGGGGCATCTAAATGCGCGGCGGCTCACCTTGTTAAAGTATACCGAGAGTCTTATGATATGTACGCAGTTCATGGCCTTTTGTTCAACCACGAAGGCACAAAGCGTGGCGAAGAGTTCGTTACTAGAAAAATTTCCAAAGGCGTGGCTAAATTATTTTTTCAAATTAACAACTTTAGCAGAACTTGGAGCGATAGAAAAGGTCAGTGTAAAAAACATAGCACAATTGAATTAGGCAATTTAGACGCGAAAAGAGATTGGAGCGACAGCGAAGATTTCGTAAAGGGTATTTGGTTGATGCTCAATCAAGACGATCCTAAAGATTATCTTTTAGCTAGCGGAGAGACTCATTCTATCAGAGAATTTGTAGAAAAAGCTTTTGCTGCCGCCGGATTCGGGCCATGTGATTGGGAGGGAGAAGGCTTAGAGGAAAAATATGTCAGATTGGCGGGGCCACATAAATATACCTTGGTCAAGGTTAATTCTGAGTTTTATCGACCCGCTGAAGTTGATTTATTATGGGGAGACCCAAGCGAAGCCATGTCTGAATTAGGGTGGAGGCCGAAAATTTCATTTGACGATCTTGTAAAGCGTATGGTAAAATATGATTTACAATGCGAAAATCCAAGCGGAGGCCCAATAAATATCAAAGATTAATTTCCAAGTTCTGCAAAGAGCCGGAAAAGGTGTGGAATAATCGCGGCGTTGTTAAACGCGAGATGGCAATCGCTAAAAAGTTGTTTGAGTATATTTCTGAAGAAAAGTTCTGGACAAAACTGTATCTTCCCTTTAAGTTGAATAGTCTTGCTTGGTTTTTAAGCGACGAAGGTAAGACGTATTTAATTAAATACAAAAAAAATATTGACCTAAAAGGGTTTGATCCCGTCGTTTTTCAGTTAGGCGACGAAAAAGTAGGAGAAGATAAACAGATAGAATCCAAACCCAAAAATCTATTAGACTTTTTAAAATGAGAAAAAAGAAAACAGAGACCGTATCGACCTCTCCCCTAGAGCAAATTCAAGCGTACCTCAAAGAACATAAAGGGGATCATTATAATTTCGAAGAAGAGAGAGAATATACTATATCCAGCGGCAGCCTTTTAATGGACATTGAAATGGGCGGCGGTATTAAACCCGGAATAATTAGAGCTTCAGGAGTAGCAGAAGGAGGAAAGACTTCGTGCTCGTTATCCTTTGCCCGCAACTTTCAAAAAATGGATAACTCTATGGTCGTCTACATCAAGTCCGAAGGAAGACTGTCTACAGATATGGTAGAGAGATCGGGAGTAGATACAGATGAAAATAAGTGGTTCGTGTTCAAATGCAATGTTTACGAAACCGTTATTGATTTTATTCGGCAGATGGTCAAAGATAATCCTTCTGATACAAGATACATGTTTATCATTGACTCTATGGATGCTTTGGTTCCCAGAGGTGATTTAGAAAAAGGGTCTGACGAAGCAGTTAAAGTAGCTGGCGGTTCTCTTTTGACATCGGACTTCCTAAAAAGAATGGCGTTGGGTTTAGCTACCCGAGGACATATTTGTTATATGATTTCTCAAGTTAGAAGCAAAGTTAGTATTAACCCGTATGAAAAAACTGACCCAAGATTGACCAATGCTTCTGGAGGCAACGCAATATTACATTACAGTGATTGGATTTTAGAGTTTCAGCCTCGCTACGTAAAAGATTTAATCACTACTCAGCCGAATGGTAAGGGCGATCACCTTGGTCATTATTGTAAAGTAGTTTTCCGTAAAAGCGCAAATGAAAAAACGGGGATAGAAGTAAGATACCCTATTCGCTATGGCCGCGTCGGCGGTAAAAGTATTTGGGTGGAGTACGAGGTAGTTGATATGATGCTCGCTTGGGACATGGCTAAAAAGGCTGGTGCTTGGGTGACTGTTTCAGAAGAACTTATCGAAGAGGTCAAACAAGAAACCGGCTTAGAGTTTAAACAACAGCACCAAGGTATTGATAACCTTAGAAAATACTTCGAAGAGAATAAAGAAATTGGCAAGTATTTGTTTAATAAATTTAGAGACACTTTAAAGAAATCTTGATATGAAGATTTGTCGTAGATGCAAAGAAGAAAAGCCTACTTCGAAATTCGGAAAACACAGAGCGACCTGTGGCTCATGCCGAGCAAAACAGGATCGTGAAAGGTTTCATAGTTTACCAGAAGAGAAAAAAGAAAAAGTACGTGCCCGCAGAAGGGCGTACAACGCAAGGCCTGAAAATAGAAAAAAAAATAGAGAATATTGTCGAATTTGGTGTGAAAAAAACAAAGAGAGGGTAAAAGAATATAGGAAAAAGAACAGTAAAGAACGAGCTAAGTCCATGAAAAAATGGCGCGGAAAAAATGCTGATCACGTTGCCGAGTATAATTCTAATTATAAAAAAAACAATAGGCCATTAATGAACGCTTTGGCAAAAAAGAGAGCGGCTATAAAAATCAACGCCATACTGCCTGATTCAGACGAAGAAAAAATGAAAGCCTTTTACGAGGATGCTCGCCGCCGATCTTCTAAAGCAGGTAGAAAATATGTAGTGGATCATATAATACCTTTAGCCAAAGGAGGGGCGCATCATCAAGATAATTTACAAGTTATAAGCAACCATAAAAACTCAGTAAAAAGACACGACTATGATCCTGAAAAATGGCCAGAGCAATTAAATGGTGTTTGGGCCAACAATGATCTTGCGCGTAAAACGAAAAAAGAATTGAAAATTAAATAAATAAGTGTAGAATTTTATATGGGGGCGTACTGGATTCGATTTGGGGTCTTACGCCGAATTGCAAGCAGAGGATGATAGTCGGCCTCTTAAATCATCTATCAAGGTATTCAACTGCCAATAATGTTGATATGGCTCCTTCGCTTGACGAAGCTGATGCGATTCTCGCTCAGTTTGGTTGGGCTGAAGAGGCTGCTGTAGCTGCGTAGCTACCCGTCCTACTCTGGATGCTCGTTAAGGAGCTAGGGCGTCGATAACGAGCAAAACACTGGTTGAGTCTGGTTGAGTCTCCAGTAGTTTAAAAAAAGATAGACCAAACTTTACGTGAAGTTGCCGGTTTCAGACACGTATCGTATTAAACCGGATAAGCTTGTAGCATATTTAGGCCGATGGTTCTAAAGACGCGGGTTCGATTCCCGCCGCCTCCACCAATTTTAAGTGTAAATCTATAAAAGGATTAAAAATGAAGCAAAATTTCGAAATAGATTTTTCTGAGGATATTAAGGCTAAAAAACTAGACGAGTTAGTTTATGATGGTAAAAATCCTCGCAAAGACTATTCCGAGAGAAAGCTCGTCCACTTAGACATAAGCATCGAAAATCTGCTGAAAATGCCGCCACCTTCGAATTCAAGTGAGCAAACCAAGCAGGAGCTTTTATATATTAAAAAATTCATAGAACAAAAAAAACATTCTAAGGATTTTACTTCTAGTCTTGAAAAGATGGATGCTGCCCCTGCTGGATTCGTATACGATCTGCACGAAAAGCTAATTGGAGAAAAGATTCCGGATGACGATATCAGAAGGCTAGTTATGCAGGATTCTGATACATTGGCGATGAAGTTAAAACTATATTATAACAGACCTAGACCGTATCAACTAGCCCCTCATCACGGCATCGATATAAAATATAACGACGCCATCCAAAAAGGCACAGCAAGCACTCCGTCCTATCCAAGCGGACACACATTATCTGCATATTTTGCAGCTTTTATTTGCTCTAATATGTATCCAGCTTTTAAGAATCAATTCTTGCAAGCCGCTAAAATGGTGGCGGATTCCAGAATCTATGAAGGAGTCCATTTCCCAAGCGATAATGATTTCTCTATATACTTAGCTGAAAAAGTTTTAGCTCCAGCTTTCTTCACGGGTAAATAATGAGATTAATCAATATACACGGTAGACCCCAAAGCCGAAAGGTTACTAAGTATCTCATAAAATGGGATGCTAAATCTCGTTCTAAAATACAATTTCAAGTAAAACAATTTCTTAAACAATTTTGGAAGAACCATATCGTTTACGAAGAGTTTCCTGTTTATGGCTCACGCATGACGGTAGATATACTCAACGCCACTAAGAAAATCGCGGTAGAAGTTCAGGGTCGTCAGCATACAGAGTTCAATAAATTCTTTCATAATAATTCTAGATTAGAGTATTTGAAAGCAATAAAACGAGACTTTGAAAAAGCTTCTTGGCTTGATAAAAATGGATTTAAATTAATTGAAATAAACGAGGGTGAACTTAATAAACTAAACAAAGAATTCTTTGAAAAGCATTTTGATGTGACACTATAATAGTGTAAATACTATTGTGAGTGATAAAAATTTTACATTCCCACAAAAGACGTTAGATCAAATTAATGAATGTTCTAACGGCGGATTTATTTTGTTTACTATTGATGCTGACGGTACGCCTGTTGCTCATTCGCAATGCGATACTGTGACAGAGCTTCTCGCACTACAAAACTATGTAGGTACTTGGTCCAAAACTATGGAAGAAGTCAACGTGGAGTCCCTAGTAGCGTCTTTCATCGAGCCCGAAGAAGGCGAAGAAGAAGCAGAATAATTCAAAATTTCTCTTGACGCCAGCTAAAGCAGGTGTTATCATATCCGTTGTATGGAAAAAGGACAAATTTATTCGCAGCGGATTGAGAAGCATGTTTTAGGAGGTTTAATTAACAACGAGTCTATCTTCCCCGATCTTGAGAAGTTTATTACTGAAAAAGATTTTTACTTTGATGTTCATAATACAATATTTTGTGTTATTCGTAGCATTCTAGCAGCAGGTCAAAAACTGGATAAGGTACTTCTTTCGGAGAAGATTCAAAATTTAGGAATTACTTTCAAAGACGATATTGAAATTTATAGGTACATTGATGAGATTTCTTTCACTTATATCACAAAAGAAGCTACCGTAGAGGCGGCTAAAGAACTTAAAAAATATAAGATAAGAAGAGAGATTTTAGAATCAGTGAGTAATGTTTCCGAGTTTGTACGCAAATGCGGCAATGTCGGAGTAGATGAAATAATCGCATCTTGCGATGAAATGTATAACGAAAATATGAGAAAATACGCATTAGATGATGAACCCGTCGATTTGTTCGACGGAATTGAAGAATTAGTTGAAGAGAGAGGCAATAACCCCCAAACGGACTTTGGATTTAAAACGCCTTGGCAAGAGTTTAACAATTTGTACGGAGGACTAAGACCCGGAAACGTATACGCGATTGTATCGAGACCCGGACAAGGCAAGACTACATGGATTAATAATTTATGTATCAGAACAGGACATCTCAATAATGTTCCAGTTCTTTTGCTGGACACAGAGATGGCTACGATGGACATTCAATTTAGAATGGCGTCGGCGTTTACAAATGTTTCCCCTTGGTATTTAGAAACGGGTAACTTCCGCAAAAGCGAGGAGCTTACAGCTAGAACTCGGAGCGGATTGAAAGCTATAAAAGAAAAAGGGTATCAGTGTTATCACGCTTTCGTAGGAAATAAAAACGTAGACCAAATCGTGTCCTTGATACGCCGATGGTACTTAACTCATGTTGGTAGAGGTAATCCATGCATCATTGCATACGATTATGTGAAACTAACGGGTGAAAGAGTAGCTCAAAACTGGGGAGAATACCAAGCTATAGGTGACAAGGTTGACAAGCTGAAAAAGGTAGCCGAAGAAATCAACGCCCCTCTTATTACAGCGATGCAAATGAACAGAAGCGGCGAAGCGGGTTCTAGCGGCGCGATGGTGGATGATTCATCTGCGATTTCGTTGTCTGATAGACTTCAATGGTTTGCCAGTTTTGTAGGCATCTTTAGAAGAAAGACGTTAGATGAAATTGGTGAAGATGGAGAAGCCAGAGGCTCGCACAAATTGATACCTCTCAAAACACGCTTTCAGGGCCAGCAAGCCGCAGGGCATCACGACTTGGTTCGTAGAGCTTCTGAAAACGGCACGATAAGATGGTACAGCAATTATCTGAACTTCAACTGTGAGAATTTCGGAGTTGAAGAAAGAGGTTCTTTACGGGATATCGTGGAAGAACAAAGTGAGCGCGGTCAAGATGTAGACCATAGCGAAAACGATGGCCCCACAGAATTCTAATGGACGTTAAAGAAATATTATTAAGCCTCGGTTATAGCAATATTACCGAAGACAGTAGAAATTACCGCATGAAGCCTCTTTATCGAGACTCAAGCAGTAATACTGTTCTTAGTGTGCGAAAGGACACGGGCTACTTTATCGACTTTAGCCGTAACATCAAAGGCTCTTTACAAGATTTGGTTCAACTATCTCTTAAACTCGAATCTGTAAATGATGCCGAAAAATGGTTGTCCAATACATCTTATTCTTCTGAAAGAAAAGAGGCCGTAGTCAAACCCACGCTCAAACAAATCAAAACGTTCAATAAAGAATGCCTTTTAAAATTAAGCAAAGATCATTCTTATTGGATAAACAGAGGCGTGTCGGAAGATACTGTTTCTGTTTTTGAAGGCGGGGTTGTGGGCGTAGGCAAGATGAAAGACAGGTACATTTTTCCAATTTATAATTACAAAAAAGAATTGGTTGGCGTTTCTGGGAGATCGATAGTAGATCGTAACCCAAAGTGGAAACACATAGGCGTAAAAAGTGAGTGGAAATACCCGCTTCAAATTAACAATAAGATTTTACGAAGCGAGAAACAGGTTATCCTAGTTGAAAGCATAGGAGATATGCTCGCCTTGTGGGACTGCGGAATTAAAAATACGATGGTTACTTTCGGACTCGAAGTGAGCGTAGCTGTGATCAGCTACCTTCTCAGAATTGACATAGATCATATATTTATTGCTTTTAATAATGATGAACAAAAAAGCTCGGCTGGTAATCAAGCTGCTGAAAAAGCTTGCGCTAAATTAGCCAGACACTTCGATCCCGAGCAAATCCATGTCGCTATCCCAGAAGGGTCTTGCGACTTTGGAGAAATGACTAAGGAGGAAATTTTATCATGGAAGAAAAAATACTATCAGCTTCAAGAGCCAAGCTTCTAGAAGACTGCTCTTGGAAATATTGGTGCAAATATATTCTTCGTTTACCGGAGCCCAAAAATGATGGAGCGGTAAGAGGAACTGCTTGCCATTTAATATTTGAAGTTCTTTTAAACCCTCGCCACAAGCCTCATTATGACGCCATAGTGAAGCAAAGCACTATCGAGGCTAGCCCAGCAATATGTAGGCTAGTCCGTAAAGCTCTTAAGAGAGAGGGAGAACAGTTCTTAACCGACGAGAACTATGAAATGTGTGACGCCATGATCCTCGTGGGGTTAAATCAAGATTTTTTCGGTGAAGATAGTGGAGGCGTTGTGGAATCAGGCGAAGTTGAATTCCTGTTGGAAAGCGAAGACCCGAAGTATAAGGTGTTGGGCTTTATCGACAAGCCAATAGTCTACAAAGACGGAAAAGAAATCAAACTCGTCGATTACAAAACCAGCAAAAGCAAATTCAAAGGGCAGGAGATAACCGCTAATCTACAAGCCATGACATATACTTTGGCTTCGAAAAAATTGTGGCCTAAATCAAAGAAGATCATCGCAGAGTTCTTATTCTTAAAGTTTCCCAAACAGCCTGTGCAAGAAATAGAAATCTCGAAAGATCAAATCGCGGGCTTCGAGTATTACCTCGCGGATTTGTATAAGATTATTAATAATTTTACGGAGGAGGATGCCAAGGCCAACTATGCGGCTCATCAACCGTACCCGCCAGACAAGGTTTTTGGAGGGCCGTTAAGCTGCGGATTTGCGAAGCAGCCCGGACAACTAAAAAAAGACGGGTCTGTGATGTGGCACTGCTCTTTTAAATTCCCATTTGATTATCACGTGCTTTTAGATGAAAACGGGAAGCAGTTGAAAATATCCAAAGAAAAATCAGAGCTAGGAAAACCTAAGAGCGGCCAAAAGATAGAACTCCGTCATTACGGGGGATGTCCCGCTCATTGTCAAGTTTCACAAAAACAAGATGATCCTTTCGATTTTTGATTGACACAACGTAAAGCTCTTGCTAAAATCGTTTTTAATGGATGACATTTTACCATTGTTCAAGTCTCAGTACTCTCTTGGCAGAAGTATCTTAACTTTAGAAAAAGCTGGCTCTTCAGAAGAGTCTGGCCCCGATTCGATTGTAGATATCGCCGTAGAAAATAATTTAAGTAAGATTTTTATGGTGGAAGATTCTATGTCTGGATTCTTACAGGCATACGACAGTCTATCCGAAAAGAAAATCGATCTGGTTTTCGGCCTCAGAGTTACAGTTTGCCCAACGGTAGAAGAGAAATCGGAAGACGCCGTGAGCAAGTCTTCTAAATATGTCATTCTGTGCAAGAATACTGAAGGATATCAACGGCTCATCAAAATCGCCTCAGATTCCCACAAGTTAGGCTTTTATTACGTACCGCGAGTAGACTTTCAAATTCTAGAAAAATATTGGGATAATAATGATTTACAATTATGTATTCCTTTTTATGATTCTTTTATTTATAAGAACCTATTAACATCTTCTATTTGTGTTCCTAACTTTGATTTTACCGAGCCAACGTTTTTCTTGGAGAGTAATGATTTGCCATTCGATTACTTGGTCGAAGAGAAGGTGAAGAGTTACTGCGAGAAGAACGATTACAATACAATTAAAACTAAGAGTATTTATTATAAGGATAAAAAAGATTTTAAAGCTTATTTGACTTTCAGATGCATTAATAACCGAAGCACTCTGAGTAAACCCGAACTAGAACATATGTGCAGTGACCAATTCTGCATGGAAAGCTGGAGCGAGAAAAATGCCTAAGAAAGTACAAGTAAAAGAAAAAATTACAGTAGATTATATTTGTGATGAATATGATAGAATTAAAAAAATTAAAGATGAAAAAGAGAGAAAAAAAGAATTAGATACTCTTAAAATTCTTTCTCAAAACATTGGTGGGTATTTGGTGAAATAAAACAATGGATAGAAATAAAAAATTTATTAATGATGCCAAAAAAAAATTTGGTGATGATTATGAATATTTAACCAAATACGAAAACCAATATCAAAAATTAAAAATCCGTTGTGTAAAGCATGACCATGTATTCATTCAGCACGGAAAACAACATCTTAAAGCCAAAGTCCCTTGTTCAATATGTAGAGAAGAAGTCCGTAAAGAAAAAATCAAACAAGAATTTATTGAAGAATTTGAGGGAAAGTATCCAAATTTAAAAGTAGTAGACTACACTCACGGAACGCACAAAACAAAGCCTTCAGTAACAATTTTATTTAAGGAGTGTGGGCATACTGAACATTTTACAAGTGGTAACGATTATATCTTAAATAGAGGCGACGAGTGCCCGACGTGTCACCCGAAGATGGAAAAGATGCATGACGCGAGGAATGCAAAATGGGATAGCTCTAAAGATAAAAGACTCAAAGAGATAAAAACCAAATTAGAAAAAATACACGATAATGCTTTCGGATACGACGAAATTGAATTTACTGGCAACGTAAAAGACAAAGTAAAAATTCTTTGCAAAAAACATAATAGTTACTTTTTTCAGACATTACATGACCACGGGAGGAGAGGAATAGAATGCTGCCCCGAATGTAGAAAAGAGGGAAAAGAAAAACGTGGGTTAGAGAAGGAAGTAGAGACCTTTAACACAAGAATAACAGAACTGCCGCACCTTGAAGTGCTTACCGATTTTTTAGGTTGGGAGAAATACCTTAAGATCAAATGCAAGAATTGTGACGAAATAACAGAATACAACAAAGAACAAGAAGGCGCGGATAATATTTATATAAAATTTTTCTCTTCGAAGTACGGGTGTCCGATATGCAGCGATATACAGCCGTGGGAAGATTGGGAAATACAGCATTTGAACAAACTCATATCTAATCGAGAACTTCATGAAAAATATTTACCTCATAGAACAGTTGTAGCTATAAAGTCAAAGCGGGCTGAGTTGGAACTGAGAGCAACAGACATAACTGGGAGAAAATCTTGGATTCCAGCCGAAGAAGCTAAGGAAAGGGTAAGAATCTCTAATAAAAAATATATAGATAAAATGATGAAAGACCCAGTTTTTAAATTTATACGCCAAACGAGGATAACGATTGGGAACTCTTTCAGAGCGAAAGATTTTAAAAAATGCTTTAAAACCGAAGAAATAATAGGGCTGCGCTTTGACAAATTCATCGAATATTTATTTGACCATCCAGAATTCGACCACGATCATTGGACGCTTGAAAATCGCGGAGAGATATGGCATGTAGATCATATTGTTCCTATAGATTACGCGAAAACAATAAAAGAAGTCGTAAAGTTAAATCATTATACTAATTTAAAGCCTCGTTGGGCGACTACAGCTATAGCAGAGACTCATGGCGTATTTGATAAAATTGGAAACCTCAATAAAAGAAACTCATTTGTAGGATAAATAATGGACGAACACTTACTCAGATTTGACAAAGAGAAAACGCTAGTCTTTATCGACTGCGAAACTCTTAACCTCTGCCTCAACCCCTGCAACAATTTGCCGTGGCAGGTTTCAATGCTGAAGGTTCAGGGCGACAAGAGTATTGCGGAAAAAGACTTCTACGTTAAATGGAAAACGCACCTCAAGATCAGCGAGGGTGCGGCGCGTATCACCAGATACAGTCAGGCCACAATGGACAAGCTGGGCATTCCTCCCGAAGAAGCGTTCCCCACAATTGAAGATTGGTTAGACAATGCTGATTATATCGTCGGGCATAATGTGCTTGGTTTTGATATTTATTTAATTAAGGGATATTACGAATACATGGGTAAAGATTATACTCATTTAACAAGCAAGTTCATCGACACCAACTGCCTCGCCAGAGGGGTCAAAATGGGCCTAGAATTGCGTTCTGACGACGATTTGATCACTTACCAGTACAAGGTCTACCACACGCGCAAAAAGGGCATCAGAACGAATATGACGGCCTTGGGCAAAGAGTTCGAAATTGATCATGATTACGACAATCTTCATAATGCTCTTGTAGATTTAAAATTAAATTTAAAAATCTGGAACAAGTTAAAATGGATGGTAGATGTATAGTCTTGACAACAATCAAAGCGCATGCTAAATTAAAACCGTGGAAAGATTAGATAAAATTTTAGATTTAATTAAAGAATTGGAAGAGAAGGAAGTTGACTATTTTCTGATTACTTTACGACACGATAGAAGTGAAAAAAAGGCTGATATCTTTTATAAATTTCAAGATGAAGATTCTATAGAGTATGTAAATGAAGCCTTAACTGAAATGGATGATAATGAGTTTAAAAGTATCCAACCCGCGAAAAAGTCCACGTCGAAAAACAAAAAACGTCGTCGGTAATTTGAGCGCAGCCAACTTTCAAGATAATTTTAAAGGAGTCAAGCTAGACCTACACGGTGTTCGCTTGCCCTCGTTTGAAATCCCCGCTGAAGAAAAGCATCGCGCTAAAGTCAGCGAAGATATAAACAACTACGATTTCCTCAGAGCCCTTTGTCTTAATGGGTTTAAAAAAATCAATCTCAAAAAAGGTACTGAAGAGTATGACGAGTACGTTTCGCGAGTCAAGTACGAGCTAGATACTCTAAAAGAGTTAGGCTTCATTGATTACGTGCTTCTTGTATGGGATGTCGTCAACTACTGTAAGAAGAATGATATTCCCACGGGTCTTGGGCGTGGCTCTGCCGCAGGTAGTTTGGTTTTGTATTTCGTCGGCGTTACTAGAATCGATCCAGTGAAATATGGGCTGTATTTTGAAAGGTTCGTTTCGAAGATTCGCGCCAAGAAAAAGGTTGTCGATGGCGTAACATATCTTGACGGCTCGCTTATGTGTGACGTTGATTTAGATATTTGTTACTATAACCGACAAAAGGTAATCGAATATCTTGAAAGCAAATTCGACGGCAAGACCAGCAAGATTTTAACCTTCAACACCTTGAGTACCAAGCTCTTGATGAAAGAGTGCGGTAAAATCGTAGCAGACCACAGCGATGCAGATATGAACAATGTATCTGCGCTGATTCCCAAAGTCTTTGGTCAAGTTAAAAGTCTTGAATCCTCATACGAAGAAGTAGATGAGTTTAGAGAGTGGTGTGATGACAACAGTGACGTTTACAATATCGCGCTAAAGCTCAGAGGGCTGATTAAAAACAAAGGGGTTCACCCATCCGCAGTGTCTATTTCGTATGACATGATGAAGGATAGCTGCCCAACAGAGCTTACCTCTGACAAAAAAGGCAGCGTAGCATCTTACGACATGAACTGGATTTCCGAGTTTAATGTCAAGCTCGATATCCTCGGTTTGAGAAGCGTTTCGGTGGTTGATGACGCATGTAAAACCATTGGGATTAATATCGATGATATTGACCTCAATGACCCCTTCATTTACAGGGAGCTTCAGAATTTAAGAACTCCACACGGGTTGTTTCAAATTGAAGCAGATACCAATTTCCACGTTTGTCAAAAGGTTAAACCTAAAAATTTAGAAGAGTTGAGTGCGGTTCTTGCATTGGCGAGACCCGGAGCGTTGGCCTTCGTTGACCAGTACGCTAACTATGCGAATACTGGAACCCAGCAGTCAATTCACCCCTTCTTCGATGATATTTTGTCTTCGACAGGAGGAGTAGCCTTGTATCAAGAGCAAATGATGCAGATGGCTCATAAGATCGGGTTTACTCTTGACGAAGCAGAGATTCTCAGGCGGATCGTCGGCAAGAAAAAAGTTTCCGAAGTTAGGAAATGGAAAAAGAAAATCAGCGAAAAGGTTAAGGAGAGTAAACTCGAACCCGAAATCTCAGACATTCTATGGAAAGTCTTGGAAGATTCAGCTAACTATTCGTTCAATAAATCTCACTCCATCGCATACGCAGCTTTAGCCGCGACCACGATTTATCTCAAGTTCAAACATCCCAAGGAATTCTTTTTGAGTCTTCTCAAGATGACGAGGCACGAGCCTGATCCGATTAATGAAATTTCCAAAATTCATAAAGAGCTTCAATATTTTGATATTAAATTATTGCAGCCTCACTTGATCAAATCTAAAATGGATTTTTCAATTGAAGGTAATAACATTCGATTTGGCTTGTTGTCCATTAAAGGAATTTCTGACAAGTCAATGAGTAAGTTAAATTCGTTCAAAAAGGAATACGAAAATAAATTTGAAATCTTTCAAGCTGCCGAGGAAGCGGGTATTGGATTGTCCACGCTATGCCCACTGATTCAAGCTGGCGCGTTGGAAGGATTCAAGCAGTCTCGTACCAAGGTAGTTTACGAAGCACAGCTTTGGAGCATCTTGACGCCCCGCGAAAAGAAGATGGCGATTCCAATTGCACATGAGCATGAATATGATTTGGTTAGAGTAGTTAAAAACCTCAAGGAATCCAGCGACTCCAAGGGTAAACCGCTAATCAAAGATACTCGCGTAGCGACTATCCGTAAAAAGTGTCAGAGATACAAAGAAATTTATGATATTAATAAGAAGTCTGAACGATTTGCAAATTGGTATTATGAAAAACATTTGTTAGGATATACTTATAATGTGTCTTTAATTGACATTTTTTCTAGACAGGGCAGAGACTTGACTAATGTGCGAGATGTAGTAGAAACTCCAGAAGGCAGTAACGTCACATTTATTGGCCAAGTCGAGGATAAGCCCTACCAAGGCGTATCCAGACCGCCCAAGAAAACACCATATCTAAAACTCTTTGTGGGAGATGAAACCCAATCAATTAAAGTGATGATTTTCTCCGGAAAGATGGAAGAGTGCAGAGAAATGAATAACGGCTTCCCAAAGGAAGGGCAAATCGTTATCGTCAGAGGTAGAAAAATGGATGACGTTGTTTTTGCAGACGCAATAGGCATACAAGATAATACCGTATATACCCGTCTCGCAGACCTAACGAAGAGCGAAAAAACCTCTAATTAACACTTGACAAATTATAAAGCTTATATTATCATTAGATCATGAACTTACAATTCTACAAGCCAAATAATAAACAAACTGGCTCCGCTTGCTCGTTTTACGGGCAATACGACAAGGACACTGGCGACTTTTTCTTGATGTCTACCATCATCAAGCAGTCTGGCCCTTCGGGTAAAGGCGCGTTTAAAGCCAATAAAGGAAACCCCAAGGGCTCTGTCACAATCAAACTAAGCGCCGAGGAGGCCGCTGGCATCGTGGATGCTATGGAGCGAAGCGCTAGATGGGACGGATACCACAAAAGCTCTAAACAGATTACCCGCATGAAATTCGAGCCGTGGGTAATGGGCGAAAAACGCATGGGGTACTCTTACGGTATCCAAAAAGAGTTCTTAGATGACTCGGTTAATAAAATTAATTTTTATATCGGGCTGGATTATGCCGCCGGTAGACTCCTTAAAGAATTTCTTTGCGGAGTAATGCAAAAAACTTTTGAGAAGGGGTCTGCTCAAGGAGTACAATATAATAGAGTTGAGGAAACCCAAGAAAGTATGCTGGCTCCTCAAACTGAAAGTGAAGAATTTTCAGATGAGGATGTCTGGTAAATGAGAAAAAAGAAACTTCTTTTTCAAAGCGATTACGCTTTAGCCAAGACAGGCTTTGGTCGAAATGCCAAAGCCGTTTTGAGTTATTTATACGATACTGGAAAATACGATATTGTGCATTATTGCTGCGGTATCCCTTGGTCAAGCCCGCAGCTTCAGAGGACGCCTTGGAAGGGCTATGGCACTCTCCCTGACAGCGAGCAAGAACAAAAAGAGCTTGGCCGCGATCCCCACGTTGGTCGATTAGCTAGTTATGGAGCGCATAATTTAGACAAGGTTATTCAAGAGGTCAAACCTGATGTTTACATTGCGGTGCAAGACATTTGGGGGATTGACTTTGCAGTTGAAAAAAAGTGGTTTAAACATGTCGCCTCGGCTCTGTGGACAACGCTTGATTCTTTGCCTATCTTGCCAGCGGCAGTGCAAGTCGCACCCAAGGTAGATAATTATTGGATATGGTCTGATTTCGCCACAAAGGCTCTTAACGAAATGGGTCACGAGCATATCAAGACTTTGCACGGAGCAGTTGACGGGGAGAACTTTTACAAATTACCGTCCCAGATTAAAAAGCAACTTAGACAAAAGTTTGGAATAACGGAAGACACTTTTATTGTAGGATTCGTTTTCAGAAACCAACTCAGGAAATCCGTACCCAATTTAATAGAGGGCTTTAAAAAATTTCAAAACAATAATCCCAATTCTAATTCCAAGCTTCTTCTTCATACGCATTTTGGCGAAGGCTGGAACATCATGAAGTTGGCTGATGAGTATAAAGTCTCTCATCAGGACATCATCACTACATACGTTTGCAGAAAGTGTTGGAACTATGCTGTTCAGCATTTTCACGGATTGAATACTCAATGTGGACACTGCGGAGCGAAGGATTCCTGCACCACTACAAACGTTTCTGAGGGCGTTTCTGAAGAGCAGCTTAATGAAGTATATAATTTAATGGATGTCTACTGCCACCCGTTCACCTCTGGCGGTCAAGAAATCCCCATTCAAGAAGCGAAGCTTACAGAGTTGATTACTCTTGTGACTGATTATAGCTGCGGTGAAGAAATGTGTCAGGACGGAGCAGAGTCTTTGCCGTTGGCTTGGTCTGAATATCGCGAGCACGGTACAGAGTTTATTAAAGCTTCCACGAGTCCGTTATCGATTAGCAAGCAGTTGGGCAAAGTGTTTAAGATGAAGCCCGACAAGAGGCAAAAGATGGGCAAGCAAGCTCGTAAATGGGCGATAGACAATTTCTCCCCAGCGCATGTCGGCGGATTCATAGAAAAGTTTATTGACGAAGCTCCATTTACCGAATACGACTTTTCTCTTGAGGAAGTTAAGAAAAATCCCCAAGCGGAAATCCCGGAAATCGAAGATGACTCAGAATGGATCAAAGCTCTTTATCATAATATTTTAATGCGTCCAGAAGTTGACGAAAAGGATGACGGTCACAGGTATTGGATGCATGAAATCGCCAGAGGCATGAGCCGCCCTGACATCGAAAAATATTTCAGGCAGGTCGCGCAAAAAGAAAATGCAGAAAACGAAAAAGTAGAATTTACAAAGTTTCTAGATGAAGATGACGAAGGTAAAAGAATGATCTACGTTATGCCAGATGGCCCGCGTGATGTCTTTTTATCTACAAGTATATTTAAATCACTTAAAAATCAATACCCTGATTATAATTTATACGTGTCTACCAAACAGGAGAATGCGGAGATTTTAGATGGTAATGAACATATACATAAAGTAGTTCCTTACGTTCCCCAAATGGAGGATTGGGCTTGGCTAGAAGGCAACGCAGAGCACAAAGGCTTTTTCGAGATAGCTCTACTGCCTTTCGGTAGAACGCAAAGATTTATCGACTATCTACATAACGGGAAAGACAACATAACTTACGAACTTAATTTGTAATGCATATCGTAGAATCATACGCCACAAGCTGTGGAGCAAAAATATCAGAACCTTTCATTTACGAAAAGTTCTTTCCGATAGCTATTGATAATTATATTACTTTATTAGCGGTCAATTCTCCCGAATCTAAAAAATATGATTATTGGCAAGAGGTTGTTGATTTGCTCGTGCCGATATTGTCTTCTCACGGGATCGGCATCTTGCAGGTCGGCCATAAAGACGATGCGCCTTTGCGCGGCTGCTATCTAACTCTGGGACAAACATCAGCCAATCAAATAGCTTACATATTATCGCAAAGCAAGCTCCATTTGTCTGTGGATGATATGACAATGGATATTGCGTCGAAAAACGGTACTCCAACCGTGGCTCTGTTCTCTAACTCGCTCCCGAACCAATCTGGCCCGTACTGGAGCGAGGACTCCAAATGTGTTAATTTAATGGCTGACCTAAAGGGGAACAAGCCTTCTTATTCTAGAAACGAAAACCCTAAAACAATAAACACTATCATGCCTGATAAAGTGGCCGAGGCAGTGTGTAAGCAGTTGGGTATCGATTTCACCTCTCCGTATAATTATGAGTATATTGGCGCGGCATATCCATTTGGAATGATGAACATCGTACCTGATGTTTCAATTCAACATTATGGAATCCAGCCGCCGAATAATATTTCAATTAGAATGGATTACCTTTTTAATGAACAAGGTATGGCAGAAAATTTATCTGTAATGAAATCTAATGTCGTTACTGACAAGCCAATTAATCCTAATATATTATCTCAGCTTAAACAGAATATTAATCAAATAGTATATCTAATTAAAGAAGATAATGAACCTAATTTTATTAAATTTTTAATGAGCAGCGCGATTCAGTACACGCTTGTCAGCGAATTACCCGAAGACCAAATCGCAAAGCACAAAAGAAATTATATGGATTACGGGGTAATTGTACATAGAGAGCAGATTACCAAAGACAAGATAGATAAAGATAATAAATTAAAAGATAAAAAGTTATTTTTTAAATCAAATAAGTTTATTTTGAGTCAGGGTAAAGTCTTTCACGATAAAGCTTCTTGGAAGAGGGACTTGCCCGTGAATTCTTTTGAGAAAAAAGTAGCGCCTGTTCTGGATTGTGACGACTTTTGGGATGATTTTGATAATTACTGCATCTTAACCAAAAAAGAGGGTTGACAATCCTTAAAGCTCGTGTTAGTATATTCATATGCCTAGGAAAGCTACCACTAAAGTCCGCACTGTTAAACGAGACACACACGGACTGATCGTTGATTCCAATGTAAATTATATCTTCAATGAAGATGGATTTGTTGATTGGAGAAAAATGGTCAAAACAGAATATCTTGTGCCGAATAAAGACCGCACAAGCGAAACAGACGTAACTAAATTGTCCGATTATGATCTTTTGATTTTACTCGGAGGTATTAAAGAACTCGCTCAAATCCGTGGTTATACTGACGTAACTTATAACGTCGTGTCTCCTCACCCAGAATACGTCGTCGCAACTTGCAGTATAAAATGGATACCTAATTTCGAAACCGAAGGTCGAGAAGTCACCTTCTCTGCAATCGGAGACGCAGCGCCACACAATACTCACAATTTTGCCAAACATTTTCTTGGGCCAATTGCTGAGAATAGAGCTTTTGTTCGTTGTGTTCGTAATTTTCTTAAAATTAATATCGTTTCTAAAGAAGAAATGGGTAACTCTAAACTGGCTGAAGCACCCGTCGAGACAAGCGCGGCTAGCCCTGTCTCTACGCTTCAAACGGTTATGAGAGAGAAAGGTTTCTCTTTCGACAGAATTAAAAATAAATTAATATCTGAAAAATTCCCAGAAGCCGATTCGTTTGAATCCATTAACGATATTCCAAAGCCCAAGATGCTGGAGCTTATAGGCAGGATCAAAAGCGCCTAGTGCTGCCAACAAGTTAGCGTGTCTGGACCAGCTTCTCGTAACTCTCCTGCTGTTCGATCAAGCGTGTTATTTACATAAAATTGTAATGCAATTTTTGTTCCACGCGGCGGGTCGTAGCCCTGAAGCGTTCCTTGGTAATCAAGGAATTGTTGATTTGTTATTTTGCCCCAGCAACCACCGCTGACATGCTGTTCTTGCTTGGGCATAAAGTCGGTATAGATAGATGGCACAGAGTTGTCTTTGACAAAAGTCTGCTGTTCGCTAGCGTAAATCCCTTGACCAACTTGCCATAACAATGGAGATTTGCTGGCTCCATCCGCATCACTTATTTGGTAATTGTTGACCCCCAACCAACTTTCGTCAGTTTCATTTCCATCCGTTCCATCAAAAAGGTCAAGAGAGCTTGTCATCATTCCGCTTTCGAAAACGAACTGTCCAGTGGAAGTAGGCGCATTTTCGGCTGTAAACGTAGACACATTAAAATCTCCGTATTGAACATCTGGTTCTATATAAGCGAATGAAGCATGACCTGATTGTAGCGATCCGTTACCAGCCCATCCTGTATGAGAAGCGTCTTGGAAAATATAATGCTTGGGGAAAAGTCTTTCTTGAATGTTCAACATCCACGCTTTATATTCAACTGAATTGCTGTCAACTGTAATGGGCAACAATGGTTGAGTACTATAATTCAATAAGCCCAAATGCCAAACTATTTTATAATGGTCTACATTGTAGCCGTCGCTTGCCCCCCAAGGATATACAGAACGCTTGGCTCTATTTACGATAGCTTGAGCATTCGGCATCACAACGCTTCCGAATCCGCTGCCCCAAGAAGTTCCATAGCTTGATCCGCTCATTGGTGAACTAATCGTGTTATTGCCTTGCCACGGTTTTTCATCGCGGAAATGTATGTAGTTGCCAAGCCAAGAGCTTACTGTTTCGGCGCGGTAAGGATTGCTCGAATTTGGGTGTACGAACTGTTCTTTCACCCTATCAGTTTTATATAGTTCGTAAAAATCATCTGTTCTATATCTGTAAATATGGCGAGTGCCCAAGCCTACAGGTTTAACCCAATTTGTTTCGCTTTTGTTATCTGCCCAGATGAATGTTTTCATAGAACTAACAAATGGAGTATAGCCCGTGGTTGTGAAACTAAATTCTCCATCATTAGCGTCTCCTTCTAATTTTAATAGCTTGTAGTCGTCAGTAGATAACTTCCCGCTAAATCTAGGACATTCAATACATGTGCCATCCAATTTTTCTGCTGCGGTACATTCGAAACAATCTCCGAGGTCATCGCTATCGCCGTCAGCGCAACCACCTCCTTGGTAATTATCTCCTCCAAACACATTTCGATAATCTACACACGCATTACAATCAGCGCCTCTACACCAAAAAGTTTCTGAATCTGGCCAAATAGATTGAGCGTTTGTTCCGTCGTCATCATTACTCAGACCTCCTCCTCCTAAGTGAGATGTATTTGAACCTCCGATCCAATAAACTGGATTAGATGTTGAATAATTATCCCAATAAATACCATTGCGGATATTGTTTATATGCTGTTTAGCCGTGGCAAAGGCTGTGTCTTTTGAATCTCCATTAACTATTGGCCAAGGGTTTCTGTAAGTGTTTGCTGAATCATTAGGCACTGGCCATTGTTGGTATAGCTTGGTAATTCTTTTTGTAACTGTACTTTCAGCATGAGCAGGGGTTTTTACGCCGCTATAAAAATAGTAGGAGTTGTCTAGTCCTGCATTGCCTTGAGTTGTAGCGATGTCAGGATGACCGCTGAGAGGCATGCGACCATCACCGTCATCTTTTTGATAGTTGACAATTCCACTTGGTCGTATAAGACCCTTCGCGGCTCCAACTGTAAAATCAAATTGTTGTAATTTAAATGGAACTGCCAATCTTCTAAACTCGAATAAAAACCCAAGCTCTTCAGCCTTGGCCTTAACGTCTTCTACGGAAACCCAATCGGTAGACGTAATTCTATTAAATGGGTCATTTAAATAGTTCGGATCGACTTTTAAACTACCTCCTCCTGTTGGATTCACTACGCCATAAGAAGTATTTTTTTGCGCTGGATAAGGAAGAAAATCGTAGGTCTCAGTATGATCTTGAATTTCTGAAAATCTTTTTTCGACTTCGCTATCGCTAGTTAACGCCATAACGTCTTTATAAGTGGCGAAGCTGTATCTTTCACTTTGCCTCTTATTGATCATTAAATGTCTTGCTCGCAAGATACTTTTATCGTAAACCTCTCCAGTGTTGTATCCTACCTGCCAACCAAATAAAATATTTTTCCAAGCATGATTTTTGCTATGATTATCATCCACGCAACTTAAGCCAGCGGCGTCACTGCATCCCGTTAATATATCTATATAACTAAAATTTTTATCTAAGCTTGCTCCATATCCTAAGTATCCGGGCCAAGTTCTTTGCCATGTTTGTGGGATGTCATACTTCTTTCTCCATGCGCCGTATCCTCTTTCTATATAATGATCATTGTTTGTATAAAAAGAATCGCTCCAAACAAATGCGTTCCATCTATTAGCATCTAAAATACTGTCAGCGTTTCCGTAACCCCAAGATGCTCTATAATGATGGTTCATTAAATAATCAGGCATGCGATCAAGAAACATGTATTTAGAAGCGTTGGCGTATCCTTGATGCTGGGCTATCTTGTTAGTAGTATCGTTTGCATCAAAGCCAGTGCATATTCCATACACTCTGCCTGTCCCGGCGAATGTATAATCTGGTGGCCTGTGGTCGTTAGAATCCCAATGCGTACCGCTTTGTTTATATCCAGCATACGCTCTCACGTCTCTGGTTGTAGCTAGCTGAGTATTTAAAGTGAAAGTCTTTGTGTGAGACAAGAAAACTTCCATGTTCGTGCTGGGAGATATTTCTTTTCCCGCGCTTCCGCTTTCATACCAAACTTGACTAGTCGCGTATCCCGCGCTTCCCCCAGCGGCTTCTCCGAACTTACTTAATTCGGTGGAACCAAAATCACTTTTAAGTCTACCCATCGTACCGCGAATTTTATAATGATCTTTTTTATACCATGACCCAAAAGCTGTATCGGGGGCAAGGGAATCCGAGCCGTTCCTTACGGGGAATTGAGTTTTTTCAGCTTCAATATCGTAAACATTTGTTTTAACAGATAGGTCTGTGCCGTGTTTTTCCATTTCGGTCACATAATTATCCGGCAAGTCGTTGTGATTTTTAATTGGAATTCCGAGTCTTTGAGCCACACCGATGACTTTAGAGCCGTCAAAAGTTCTTGGGTCTTCCGCTTCGCCAGATAAAGGTTCAAATCTTTCTTCGAAAAAACTATACGTCACTCCTCCAGCATCAGCTTTAAGCCAGTTTACATCTTCCCATTCTTCGTATCCACGGTGGTTTCTTTTTACCGACCACCCAGTTTGATGGCTCATCACTAAGAAATTGAAAAGGTAATCTTTTTCTGTAGCTCCGCCATTTTCTTTGAACTTAGCGCCACCGTCTTTTTGAAGTTGCTCGTAATAAACAATTTCATCCTCGCAAGTTATGACTCCACCAGATTCAGACAAGTACAATTGCTTTGAAGACCAAGGAGCGGTCACGGCGGTTTTTAATAATCTACCTTTTGCTTCGGCTAAATTGTCTGCTATACATTGCCACTTTTCTGCCGAAGGCTGGTCAATTCTAAATTCGACGCTATACAATCCAGTGGGCACAATAAGCTCACCCGAAGTATAAGGATACATTTCGTAATAGTCGTTGAAAGTATGAGGTCTAACTTTCGCTATAGAATTTACCCTACCGGCGAGATAATTATATTGATCAACGTTCATATGAGCGCGATTAAAACGCGCTCTCGGTTTTTCCATGTTGTCGTGCTGATCCCATTTAATGGGCATGGCATTATCGCCGGTAGTATCATTTTTAACATGGCCAAAGTCAATATCTCCGGATTCGAGGCTTTCTTTCCGGATTTCTGGATAATTATTATAATTATAACCGCTTGTGTAATCGTAGCTCATTTTTATTAACAAGTATTTGTACCAGTGTTATTTACATTTGGATATTCATAAAATCCACCTACATTCCAAAGCCGATCATCGTGTGCTCCGCCGTGCTCTTCTTGATTTGCGACGTAACCCGGCCTCTGACCCGCGTCTTCAGTTACTCCATCGCTTTGATAGTAGCTAGAGTGACCGCATCCATTAGTCATTCTATATTGTACATATTGTCTTACCGCCGGTTCTTGCATATAATATCCATTTTCGGAATTTTTATATCCGTGCCCCTCATGACAAATTACACCAGTGTAACTAATTGTGCTTAAGGCTTTTGCTGTCGCTCCGTGGCCAGATATTTCGTTCCAGTTAAACAGTTTTTCGCGGGCTCCGCCGTTGTCTGAATCGCCAATCATACTAGCAAGAGATACGCATCCAAGACTCGGCGTCGTAAGACTTTTGTTTACCCAATAAGGCAATGGTCCGTGCCACCATGCGAATTGTTCACTATCTCCGTTAGCGTGAGCGGACACTGTTTTGGTTGCTGCTGGACCAACCCAAGGCTCACAATTTAGTATAGTGGCAGGTATATTTGGGAAATCTGCTTCAGCGCTAGGCCATTCTGCTGGACCATGTATTTCAATATCATAATTTTCTAAAAGCGCTTTGCCGGTTCCGTCAAGATCATCCTTTGAAATAAACGTTCCATCCTTTTTGATTGCACCAGTTAACTGTATACCTACAACTTGATAATCATTATCCGAATTAGTCCAAATATTTTTAAGCACAGGATCGTTATAAGGGTCTTTAGTAGCGCAACAATCATCGCCTCCAGCCGAAACTCCCGCCCTTCCTTGATCAACGTAGCAGGTCGAACAACCAATCACAGGAACACCCGATGGCAATAATTCTTGAGCGCCTATTGCGCTTAAAGCTGTCGCGGGATCAGAATTTCCGCAATTCGGATCACCCTTTTTTCTAAATATTACATGAGGGCAATATTTGGTGAAAGCGGCCCTAGCGGAGTCTCCCATTACTTCTGGGAAAATCCAGTTACAGGCTGGCCAATATAACATCCCGCTCCCCGTGCTAAAGGCTCCCACGGTAATCATACTGCCTGTTACGCTATGTATGTCAGCAGGAGGCCCGAATTCGTTATAATGTCTATCTAGCTCTACCAAAGTAGGTCCGGGTTTACATAAAGGCACACCAGCGGCTGTATCTTGAGAGAAAACATCTCCATCTGCCCAAGCAGGTACGTCAATTGCGCCGTATTCTTTTCTGTAACCTATTCTTGTTTTAGTATAGGTGTCGCTAGTAAATTCTCCTACGCCAAATTCTCCGGAATGTCCAGCATGAACATTACCCCTCCTATAAGCGTTATTGTAAATTTCTGGGTGCTGCCAAAAATTTCCAGAAAGATGATATAATTCTTGTCGAAAACCAGAGAGCGCCCCATTCATTATAGATGTACCCAAAAACAACTTGGAGTTTTGGCCTTGCGCTTGGCCTCTTATAGAGGTTTGTTCACCAGCCCTTGTTGTGCATTGAAAAAGAGAGTTAAAAGTATAGTCTTTTATTCCTAGAGATACGTCATAACGGTATCTAGCGTCACCCGGCGGGGTTCCCAAAGCTGGCGAAGAAATTGTTAGACCCGCAGAGTCTAAGCCCAAGTTGGGGTAATTATAATCTTCCAAGCCATGCAGCGAGGTGATCTTTTGAGCGGTTAATCTATCTGTGATTCTACTATGCAAAACCGGGCTAGAGCCATGTCTTCCATATTGTTTCTCGGTTAAAAATATAGGTTCAGGTCTGGTTGTTCCTTCATCTAATCTGCGCTCAAAATCTTTAGATGTTCTTTGCAGAGGACCGTAGTTTTTACTATTATTCCATGTGTAAATTACTCCGTTATTAACTTCTTTGGACATCTTGTAAATTAAATTAATATTCTTTTGATAAGAATAATGCAATGCACCATATGGTCCGTAATAATATTTAGCATTAGGAGAATTCTGGAAATTAAAGAACTCGGAATTATCGACTCCCTGCCTAGCATTGTCGAACATGTCTCTTATTTTTTGCCCATAAGCTTCCACGGTTGCTTGAGCGCCAAAGCTTTTTGCCGCGTCGTATTTATATGAAGCCGTATCATATGACGACGCCGTTGCTGATACGTCAAAATCCCCAGTGAGAGTCGGAGACCAAATGGGCGGAGTTACTCTTTGCACGAGTTCGTATTCGTTAGGATGCCAGTTTCGCGCAATGCCGGTGGTTGCCTCAGAGTAATAAGTATTCCAATAATAAGCATAATTGTATGCATTAAATTCATTTGTATCACATGACATAATGTGATTTTTAAAAGCTGCTCCTGAAGGATGATCTGTCAGCAATCTATATAAATTAACTTTTTCAGGTTCTCCAGCGGCGACTTTGAAGAATCCTGTCCAGATTCCATCAACTCTATTAAATTCATATAAACCACTATCTATATCTCCGAGTTTCATTTCGAAGAAATTTCTTCTGCCAGCCCAAATATTTGTCGCCTTATTCGCGTTTGCGGCTCCTCCTAATTTTTTATTTCCGTATCTTTCGTGTTCGATGGGGCCAACTTTATTGTTTCTGTTACTCTGTCCTACTAATCCGTATTTACTTTCTGAGCCCACGGCGGCCAAATGATTTGTTATGTCGTGTCTATAGTGGAACGGAAACCATCTTTCCGTCAGAAGGTCAACCGTAGGCTGACCAAGATCAGAATCAATTACTCCAGTGCGGATGATGTCTACGATGTGATACGTGTCCATACGCTCTGTTACATCTGTTGGATCACTGCAATTATAACAAGCGACAGAAGAATCACTGCATCCAACGGGGGATGAGCTACTATCTTCGCATTTGTAGCTTTTCATATGATCTTCGTCATAAGGGTCAGATATTCCGCAATCTAAATTTATTCTTAAATTATTGCCATGTTTCATATCGGCAATGTTAGAATTTTGTCTTAGATTCAACAACGACTTTGGATTGGTGTAATAGAAAAATTCTCTCCGGGGTCCGGGCCATGTTGGATAATTAAGAGAATATCTTGAGCTTCCGTCTTTGCCTGTGATTCTTATTTGGTATATGAAATGTCCGTCAGTGCCGTGGTCGGCTTGATCATCCCAACCCGAATTGTATAAAACTTGATTAGCTCCAGAAAATCCCTGCACGCCACCCGCAGCGCCACCATCTCCGCAATAAGCGTTGTTTTGCGCGTGAGCGTATACGTCTCGCGGCGCATCGCTGCCTCGGCTATAAAACATTCCATAATATTTATAATTATTTTGCCCTCGTTGACCAGCTTCTTGATAAGTATATGCGCCTTGGGCCGTATTCGCGGTAAAAGTACCTACTCTATAAAAACCACCTGTTTGTAGATATCCGGTAATCGGTTTTTTACCGTACCACACATTTCCAAATTTATGGTCTTGTTGATTGATAAAATCTATATTAGAATAAAATCTTTGCTTGGGATTCACCCCAACTCGACTATGGCAAGGGTCTGCATCGCTTGGTATACATCGGGATGCGGCTTCCCAATTCATCGGGTAAATTTGGCCCATCGCAGATTGAAAGTGATTTGTGCCGAAGATATTCGTAGTTAAATTATATTGATTAATAGAGAAAGCGAATGGGTCATTCAAAATCCCTGATGTTTTTGCGGCTTTTTCGGCATCCCATCGGTCCCAAATTCCACTAGACATTCCCGTACAACATCCGTCTGGATTCGCGCCAGAACCTATTCCATCGGTAAATGGGGTGTCGTTTGGAAAAGGCATTGCTCTTCTGGCTCTGCCCTGTTTATTACCTGATTCGTATAAATCGTGTGGCTTCCAGCCGGTGGGACCATCCGCTGAATCGTTCATCGCTTTAATGTCAAGACCGATGACCCACTGAAAACCATCTTCTGCCGTGGTCGCGCCCTTGGCGTAACGCTCACGAGATAATTGAGTATTTAGTATGTCTGTACCGACGCTCAATTGATCCCTGTCTGCGAATTGACTAATGTCACTGGCACTCCAAGCAGAAGTGGATAACCAACCAGTGTGGCCGACGAACATGCCTGAAACTCCATAATCCCAACCCGAGCTAGGTATTCTGCTCGTTACTCGCCCATCAGCCTCGATAGAAACAAGATTTACATTTAAATCCTGCAAAAATCTATAAATATGCTTCGCGCCGGAATAAGCAACTGTTTTTTTATGCAAACAATATTTACTTATAGCTTGGCCGCTAGTTTCTACTTTGTAGGATTCGTCCTGTTGTAAATGTGCTGGGTAACTTTCTCCACTAGTCATCAAAAAATGCTGAGAAACAAACCCAGTATGATATATAAAGTCTGCTAAAAGAGTATTTGGATCAGTTGTACTCCAGCTATAATTTTCTCCAGTTCTAAAAGAGTTATTATAAGTTGGTACTATCATGCTTCCGAGTTCGTCCTCTACCAACGCACCCGTAGAATCCGTTCTAAACCTCTTAACTTGGCCAATGTCATCACCGGGAGTATAATCCTCATAACTTTTTATGGCTCCGTCAGTACCAGTATAATTCAACGGTGCAGCATAAAGGCCAGAGGCGTCCCAAGTTCTGCCCCAAGCAGATTCATCTAAAATAAATCTATCACCCATTCCAGAAATAATTCTGTCAATTAGAAATGGATTGATAACATTATTAGTGTGATTATATCTAAACCAATTCCAATCCGCGCCATGATAATCATAATATCTAGGATAAGCCTTGAAACTTTCTGATAACTCTAAAATATATCTATGGTCGCTGGATTTAAATTTTTGAAAATGTCTAAATCCATTTGTGTACTCGCCAAAGTCTCTTCTTACGCAGCGTGATTCATGTTTAGGAATAACAATTGTGTGCCCAGTTCCGGCGTCGGCTTCTGCGAACATTGCCGTCGTGTCGCCTATTTGATAAATACCATTAGAAACTTTTGTCGCCCCTTCGAAGCTCGCGCCGCCAATGGACGAAGCCTCAAATTTAAGAGTCATATCATAATTATTTAAATTATGTATTCTGAAGAATTTGTACTTATCGTATTTATTAGAAAAAGTATAATTTTTATATCCTTGGAACGTTCCTTCGCCGTGATGGTCTTGACCGCATGTGCTACAGGTTTCGTATCCATCAAATATTAATTCTGCAATTTCAAATCTATTTTCAATTTGTGGCCAATTTTCAGGGACGACGGGGCGCTTGTTTGCAGGGTGAGTACAAGTATATATCACTTCATGAGGTTGAGGCTCTGGTCCGAGAGTTGGAGTTTTATACCAAGATTCTCTTAAATATTCATCAGGATGTTCAGCGCAAGCTGGTCTCGTTAAATCAAAAGATATCATTGAATATCCAGAAAAACAAACCGGCCCGCTATTATATCCATACATTTCATGAACGCATTTGCCGTCTGTTTCTTGCGTGAACCCCGTGGGCCAATCGCTACGTAAGCTCTCTCCCCAGAAAGTAGTCGGACCCATGATACTATCGCACTTGTCGCTTGATGAATGCCCGAAGCCCAAAGAATGGCCAATTTCATGAGCAGCAACACGGGCTATGGAAGCATGTAAATGTGGATTGGCTGCGCTGGGATTACCATCGTGTCCCGTGTTATCCCAAGTTCCTGTGATTACGTTAGCGTCTGTTTGCCAATTAAAATTGATATTAAAAACAATATTTCCATCAGCAGGATGATTTCTTCCCCCATCTGCTCCTGCTCCGTCAGGATGATTAGTGGCTGGAAAATCAGAATATGCGTATACATCATCGTTTTTCCAATCTCCGCTTCTAGGAACAGCAAGCCTGATTCTTCCTATGTTTAGGTCCGGATTTTCTAGTACTGAATAATCAGGATTTCCAAACTCATCGAGAGCAAGATGACTATTCATTCCATAAGCTTCAGCGCCTTCTAGTTCTTCTCCCAAGTTTACGAAATTTATTGTTAGGTCATTCCCCGCTAATCCGCAGTGAGTACCATAATTTGCGTACATCCTTTCTATGAGGCTTTTCCAGTAAGCGAAACCGATTCCAACATCCCCCGTAAAATCAGAGAAACTGGTATGCTGGCCGCTTGCGTTGATACCATTCGCTCCTGTCGGACCCCAGCCCGTAGCTGTTGCACTAGTTTCTAGATAATTGTCGGCTCCTGTGTCTCCGGCAACATTTATATCTGTACCGGAGCGGCAAAAGCTGTAAGTCATATTGATGGTTTGAGGTGCAGTTGCCAATTGCGGCACAGCGGCTTTTAAATCGTTCCAAAACCATTTTTTAGAAGCAGCCATCCAGCATTGATAAGGCTCTTGACATTGCCCAATTAAACCCGTTCTGTTTGCGTTTTGACTAACTAAGTCAATTTCGCTTTTGGTAACATGAGAACAAAAACGAAAATTTTCACTCGACTCGTTATTTTGATAAAACTTTTCTATATCGTCTGCGGTTGCGCGATTTTGTTGTTCATAAAAATGTTTACTTCTATCTGGCTTCTCCGCACTTTTAATGAACTGTTCCCAAGAGAACTTTTCTTGTTCTGGGATTGAATATGGATCAAAAGATGGACTTGCTCCACCGCCTCCGGGGTATCCGCCGGGGCCGGTGGGGCCAGTGGGGCCAGTGGGGCCAGTGGGACCGCCTCCGGGGTATCCGCCGGGGCCGGTGGGGCCAGTGGGGCCAGTTGGGCCAGCGGGAGTTCCCGTGCCGCTACCGGGGTGAAAGTCTGTCGCCGTGCCTTGGTTGGCAATTGTTCCAACTTGAGTAGGCTGATATCGGGTAAATTCTACTAACCCCTGAATACCTGATATCTTATGGACTTGCAATGAGTTGTCAAATTCTTGACCTAAAGACCAAGCGGTGTCTGTAACGTAAGGTATTCTTTGTCTTTCTTCGACCCTTGTATATGGGTTTGTCCACATATTTGGAAATCTTCCATAATCACTAGTTTTCGTACCTCCTTCTAAAACTACTACGGCTTTTTTCCCAGTGTTATATTGAAAAATGGTGACATCATCCACCATTTTTTCATAATAACCGTGTTTATAAAGAGGGACTTGCCATCCGCATCCCGCGCCACATAAACCTCCCGCTAACGCATTAGTAAAATAATAATGTCTTCCATATAATTTCCAATACCAACCAATATCATTAGTGGCGTCAATTCTTCTTGGCGTTTTCCATTCACCGCTAACGCAATGTTCGCGATTGACATTGTCGGTATCGTTAGGATCGCAGTCTCCGCTTTTAGCTCCGCTTAAAAACCAAAATTGCCTAGGGCTCATGTCAATTGTACCGCCCACGGGAGTAGAAAGGACTCCAGCTTGATAACCTACGTCTTGACCAAAGGTGAAACTAGGCCATTGACTCGGATCAATTAAGCTGTAACCAGAATAATAGTGATAATATCTTTCAGGGTTTTCAAGAGACCAATTTGCAGTCGTGTTCAAAAAGAACATAGACTTTCCATTAGTTACAAGATTAACGGCTTCGTCTAGACCCGAGTAAAGGTCATTCATTAATTCAGCCGATGTGCTTGTGCCTGTTTTTATGTATGGTATCAAACCCATACTGAGCCACCTCCTCCTCCGCCAGACCCACAATCATCTTTCCAGTATCGGCCTTCTCTATTTTGATCAACCCAATGAACTAAACTTCCAATGTTTTGCACGTTATCACCCTCATTGCCAACTGTATTAGCTGACACTAGGATAAAATCGTCTACTATGTAAGGAGGATACAACATTTCTATGTGAGCCCCCACCGTACATACATCAGATGCATTCTGGTAATCTGCGGTTCTGGAATTATAATTTGAGCTTGCGTGAGCAGTATATGCGATATTTATAGTAGTGCCGTTGCTCCAGCTAGTATATTGAATTGTTTTACCATCATAAGAAGAGGCTCTTATATTATATGGTTTAGCCACTTTAATTTCTACCTTTTTCCCTTTGTCTATAGGATTGTCTATCTCGCAAACTAGGTAATCTCTTTTAATATCTTTGATTTGTACCCGCTTGCTTTGCTCGATAGTTATTAGCTCTTCTTCTCTCATTTTCCTTATTCCTTACCTTATTCCAGTTATATTTAAGCTGGGAATTTTACCACTATACAAATGAAAATTTAAATTAGCGTACATGGCTCCGCTATCGTTATATTTACCCGATGTAGTTATAACAGCCTGATAGCTTTTGCCTGTAACATTTGTGTGTCCCGTATCCATATAACCAATTCTATGACCAGATTGATATCCTGTTATATAATTTTTATTGGTATAATCAACTAATTCACCAGTGATTGATTCTCCTGTTTTCAAACTCCAAAAATCAAGAAATGATTTAGAGTACCCTGAAATTGTTCCTGAACCCGTTGCGTTTTTAAAAGTCGTGGCTCCAGCGCCCCCGCCAGAGAATCCGCTCAGACCCGGTTGATGCTCTAAATATCCACCGGGGTTGTTTAAAGTGATGCCTGTAACTTGGCCATGCCCCATTAGAGCCGTACCCGAGGCTTGAATACCTCCGCCGTATACTACGCCTGAAAAAATTATCGATGGAACTGCATCATATCCTGCTCCAGAATTCGTAACAGAAACTCCTGTTACCATTCCAGAATATAAACCACCAGTTATGTTAGTGCTTGCTGAAGCCGTTGCAGCGGTGGATGGAGTTCCACCGGAAATAGATATTGTTGGGCTTCCGCTGTAACCGCTGCCGGAATACGTAACATTAATTCCGGTGAGTTTCATACTCATAAGAGGAGTAACCACTGGAGACATTTTTAATCCGTCGCCTGTGAATATAACATCTGGCACTCCGCTGTAACCGCTGCCAGAATAAGTTAAATCAATTCCAGAAAAAGAATAATAATTACCCGTGTCTCCACTCGCGTAATCTAAACTTATTTTTAAAGGTTTAGAAGTTAGAGGATATCTAAAGTTTTCAAATACCTCATAACGCAAAGAGTAAATTCCAGATTGTTTTTGTTCTCCGGTTCCTGAAATTAAAAATCTGCTGGCAGAAACCCCAGATGAAAAGATTGTTTCCTCTTCAGGCCGCGCTTGCACGGAAAACTCTTTATTTATTTGACCAAAATTCGTATATAACTTTAAAACAAAATTAACGTTTTCATAATTGGCGAAACCACTATCTAAATGTTGCTGCGTAGTCCCGGTTGTCGAGAAAGTTATTAAAGACGAAGTTCTCGGTCCTTGTTGGAATCCGCTAACATTAATTAAATCATTATTAGGAACAATGCCTGAAAATATTTCAAATTTTGAACTAGAGTATTCTCCCGTAGACTCAAGTAGTCCTGTTAATTTCCCGCTAACAATAAATCTATTATCTAAGCTTAATTTGTGGCCGAAAGGTTTAGAATAAAAAGCTATTCTTTCTGTTACAAGAGAGCCGCCGGTAGCTCCGATAATAAATCTTTGTAATTTATAATCATTTTTTACGCCGCTAAAACACACGGGAGTATTATTAATATAGTAGTCATAGTGCTCGCCAGACATATTTCCCGATATGGAAAATGATTCTTTATTTCTATAGGAAGAAACGTATCTGTTTTCAGGATCATAAATTTTACCCTTGTCAAATTTAAATGTTGATATGCCACTGTCACCGGAAAATTTAATAGCAGCTACCCCCGTTGGAGTATCGACATATCCCGCTACATCAAAAGAAAAGACATCCATCTCCGCAGTAGAATGATAACTATCTCCAGAGTAAAAAATATTTGATGTGCCGCTTCTTAAATACATTAAAAAGTTCTTCCGTATCTATTTAATCCTAAAAGTGGTTCTAGTCTGTGGAATGTGCTTTCTTTCAGCAATGCCATTTCATTTCCTCCTAATTGTCTATTACTAAATTGCAAATCTGTTTGAATACCATCAGCGCTATAATTAATTTGCATAGATATCAAACCCTTACTGGGCGTCAAGACGCTATCTATTTCTTCAAAATCCAAACCAAGAACTGAACACGAAAATTTTTCAGTGGGCTCAGATATTACGTAGGATTGATCTGTCCATTGGTGATACGTATATGGGTGTACTGCGGTAAAAGTAGTCTTTCCACCAGCCCAACTTTTATCAGGTACAATTATTTTGCCTTCTTTTCTGACTTTGCCCGCACCCGGAATCCCCGGTTGGTTATCAGACCAACTATAATTATCTATTTTCTCCTGCACATCATTAATGTCTATTATCTGTTCGTCTATGTCGTTTGTTATGTCTTTAGTAGTTACCTTTATCCCCATTGTGTTTGCGCCGTGTCTCATTTGGCCGTAGAAATATTCCAAGGCTTTATGTACAAGAATTATGTCTTGTTTTTGAATGTGGTATCCAAGTACTCGTTCTTCCACAGGTAAAACAATTTCATGGTTTTCATTATTAACGTCGAATGTAATATATCTAGCTTTAGGAGAGATTTTTCCCACGAATGTAGGTCTAACAGAAATCCAATCTCGGCCAGTGCATCTACAGTGTTTTTCAATCAAGCTATAGTCGCAAGCGTCTTTACAATTATCAGACACTCCCGGTTTCTTTGATGTGTCGAAGATTTTTTCGTTGGTATTGGTGGCTCCCTCGTCTATGCTTGTAGGCGGCGAAAAAGTGTCATCCATATATTGTTTTTCTGGCAATATCCAAATAACTGGATCGAATCCGTCGTTAGACTGCTTAACGGCTTCGTTGTAGGCGGCAGTAGAAATTTGTTGTAGCGAAGGTAAAAATGTACTCGCAGCTAAACCCACTAACTCTTGATATTGAGGCAAGGCTGTTTTTAACGCCGCCTTGCCGTTTTTCATAAACATTCTATCGATATCCGTGGTATCAGTACCATAGGCGGCGGGCCATTCTGTAATCCATAGTTCTTCCAAACCGTTTTGCTTTCTCGGGTCGTCAATAACGCTAACAGATTGTGCATCGCCAGCAGCGTTTTTATAATAAAGAACGTTTTCAGTTAAATTCCCCGGAATAGTTATGTTGGCTTTTGTGTTGCCGCCGGGATTAGGTATGACTTCCATAGCCACGGCCCCGGTAAAATCTTCGTTTTTATAGAGTTTAAAATATACTGGAGAAGGATTTGCCAAGGTTGTATCTTTAGGATCACATCCTAGATAATTAACTACGTAAGTCGCACCTCTGATTAGGTGGACAGAAGGACCGCCCAGAACGGGGGCAAATCCGTCGTAAGGCGCTGTGTCAGAACATGCGTTTGAAGTGACATCAATCGTGGCCGAGCCCACGGCGCTTATCGCTGTTACGGGGTGGTTTTCTAATATTTTATAATATGGATATCTTTTATTTTCTTGAGTTGTATAAAGATCAGATTTGGGCTCAACAGTTAATTGCCTATTGATTTTCCAAAATGCTTTACAGTCTGAAAAATCGACGGCGGGCTTGCGAGTCCAATAATACTTGCCTATAAAATCAGCTATCTCTTTCTCCCATTCGATCCATCTTTCTTCCAGAGCTTTGCTATAAGTGCCAACGAAAGCGTCAGCGTCAACCCCATATTGAGCTTGGAAGTTATTAATTGCGGTCATCGTGGCTGGCGTGAGCGCAATCAAGTTGACATAGAGTTGTTTTTCCGCGTCTGTTAAATGATATCCACACGTTATACCCAAGGGTTCTAAAAAATTATCTCCTTTGCTAGATGTCCAGCTAGAAGTATTTAAATTGCCGCCTTTGGCTTGAGCTTTGTCACGAGCCAATTGCATGTTATACAATTTTCTTGCGTCAGTATTATATTTAGCCAAAATAGACGAGATCATTAACTCTTCCAAAGTTCTGCCGCCGCCATAAAGCCCTCCTTCTCCTCCGGTTCCGAATAAATCTTCTAATTTTATATTTTCAAAAGACGTTCTCATGAAATCGGTTTCGGATGTCGTTTGTCTATGGAAAGGTTTCTTGACCGCCGAAACATGGTCATGTACCATAGTCCCGTCTAAGCTGGCGCTCTCAGATGTGCTCGTTACAACGATCTTAGAAGACCCGCTTAAATTATTTATTTTATCTTTAACTTCTTGTAAAGTTTCAATGGGATAAATTTTATCTATTCCGTATATTTTTTCTAACTGCGGATCGAATCCCCAGCTATATCCGAATTTAGCACACCATTGAGAAATTACTTCGTCAAGCGTTCCCGTGAATCTTTCTCTTTCGTGAATTTTGCCCCTATCGGTGATGGATGGTTCGCCGGTATCTGGGTTGGCTTGAATTTGAATACCAATTGTATTTAGTACAAAAACAAGTTCTCGCCAGCTATAACTTACTTGTCTTTGTTCGCATAAGTTTTTAGAAAATTCTTCAGTACCGAGTAAAACTGCACCACCTTTTTTAAGGTCTACGTTATGCACAAAACCGGAGCTTGCGCGGAATTTAACATCAACGGGCTTAAGCGGTGGTACATCGTCAGCGTAGCTGCATGGCATACATTGAACCGGAAAACGAACATGCTTAAAATCTTTTGAAACCCTGCTAGTTTTAGTGTTCATTAATGAAAGAGGGTTTCCGTGGACACCAATCAAACCAATAAAAATTTTCTTAAATAAAATGGTTCTATCTATGTAATTTAATGATAGTAATTTAGCATTAGCGTCAGAAGTCATTTGATAATCTTTCAAATACATATTTTGAAATTTTATCTCGCTGCCCACATTGATTGAAGTGCCCTCGATGGTACTAAGGTCTTGTTTGGAAATATTGTACGCGCCATTTTCACTGACGACGTTGACAGACACGGTGGTTGGGTTGCCATTGTATCCTATCTGGCATCCCAAATTGTAGATAAAGCCCCCGAAAGCTTCTCCGGGTGCTTCTCCACCTATCTGAACTTCTTCTATTTTCCTAAACATTTTCCTTTTTCCAGTTAAAATTACACGTTTTTAGTTAAAAAATGGGGGTAAATCCTGTAAAATTGAAAAATCCACTTCCATTACCATATAGTATGGAATCTTGGGGTTCAATTCTAACTTGAGAATTTAATAAACTATGGTCTGAAGTAGTTTTGTAATTGATTCCTTCGGTTTGTCTTATTCCATTTAAATAAATTTGAGGCTGATAAAGAGCATTGCTTGTTTTTTGGAATGAACCGCTGGTTCCGGTAATGGTGGCCGAGGCGAAATTACTTGGAGAGAAAATCATTTCACCAGTAGGCATATCTTCAAAAGAGCTTCTCTTAACGGTTAACACGTTTAAAGCAATTGTATAATTGATGCCGGAATTTAGCCTTTGACCATTCATGTAAATGTCGTTATTAACATATTGAGAGCCTGTCAATTTTAAATCTCCCGCGCCGCTATAATAAGGCTCTATAAATTGAGAGCCATCGACCCCACTGATGCCGTCGTCGTTTAAATCGTCATAATTTAAATAGTCTGGCGTAGAAAATTCTAATAGTTGTAATTCTCCAGTAACTACATTTGATCCAAAAACTTCAGTAGGGCGAGTTAAAACTCCACTACCCGGATTTGTATAAACCCTAGTTCCATTTGCTATATAAAAAGCTCCATGATCAACAGCAGCCAATCCAGATGCTCCTCCAGATACTCCAGACATTTGAAGCTGTCCGTTTATAAATGCGGCCCCACCGCTTGTATTAAATTTGTCTGACAAAGATTCAGGGTCTTTACCGGGGGTTTCAACAAAGGTTTTTGTTTGTAAATTAGCTGGAGTTTTTTGCTCAGGACTAATTTGAGTCACAATATTTGTCCTTGGATTGAATAAGCTTTCGCTAGGAATCTCGGTGGGCTTTCTGGTTTTTATTTCATAAAGCTCTCCAGTTGTTATAGTATTCATGAATACTACATTAGTATTAGCGTATCCTTCTGAATATTCTGCGTCACCGCTTCTGACTTCTGGGATTTTAAAAGTTTTCTTAACTCGCGTAACGCCGCTTGGGCTTAAAATTCCGCTTGCTCCAGATTGACCTTGAAACTTATAAGCGGAATAAGGAGAGCCAATAGCGTAAGGCTTTCCACCGCTTTCAATGATTGCTACTTGTGGATTTTTATAAACTATGTTGCCAGAAACTATTATATCAGTTCCCCAATTAGAGTCTGCAAAAGTTAATTTTAATCCAGTTAATTCTCCCGTTAACTCGGTTCTCTTGACTATCGAAGATATTGTTCCGTCTCTTCCGGTAACAAAATCTATTTCAGAAGAATAACCAGTTATACCCGTACCTGTTACCGCGCTTTGATAAACTCCTGACCCAGTGTTTAAAAATTCGTAGCTTGTGGTAATACCTGTGGTTTCAAGAGAAAATTCGCTAATAAAAAATGAGGCTCCCATTTGCGGGGCGCGATTACCTCTGGCTCCCTCGCCGCTAAATAATACTACGTTATTAAAATACCCACTATAACCTGTATAATTTGAATCACTACTGTAAAAATCTCCTACAAACATTGTTTGAGAAGCTTTTGTATCTACATTTGAGAATTTAATTATTTCATTTGGTAGTAGTTGCTCTCCGGCGGCGGGTCTATTTCCTAAATTATGGTGTCTTATAGTTAATTCGCTTGGCAGACTATAAGAATCATTTCGAGTAAATAAAACATTGCCTGAAATATCATAATTATAACCCGTTTTTAAAATGTGTTTTTGTTTTTTATAATCAATAGAAATTATATTTTTACGAGATAATTCAATTTCATTAGCGGTGACTCTTTCCATGTAACCGGAAGGATGATAATACTCAAAATAAATTTTATTCGCGCCATTGATCCCCACGTTAAATCCAGAGGTATCCGAAGAAGTCCTCATTGTGCTAACGAGTACTTTGCTTTGGTCTCGATTTTGGAAACCATCAAACGGCCCGAAGTCGATACACATCGACCAATCATCCGCCGGGAACTTATCCTCCATTCTATACACGGTCTCCCCATCAAAGTGTCCCGATCCAGATATATGAGAGCGGTTAGAACCCGTACCCAACAAAACTAAAGGGTGAGTAGATGTATCTACTCCTCCGGGCTGTATAGAAGCTTGGCTTGGATTGTCATATTTTTCGTTTAAGTAAACTTGACCGTGGCTGCCGGTATAGTGGTGAAAACCATAAAATCCAATTACATCTCCTGTTCGGATGCAATTGATTCCAGACGGCCCGAGCCTATTAAAAAATATGTCCCTTTTACCAGCCATTAATTAACATAATCTCCTATAATTTTAGTTTTATCCTTATCTATTATATTGTGTTTAGAGTGTTTTTTACATGTTCCGTTTAGGGATACTCTGATTGTTCCGTCTGTCGGATTTTGGTTGGAAGAGGCGCTTTTGTCTACATAAGATTCTTGGTCAATGTGAGCCATTGTTAAATAATTTGCATATTTTTCCGCGATTCTCACGGCATCTTGGAAATTTACGCATTTCTTTGCTCTGCAATCTAATGACAATTGAAATCTTATTCTTTTCATTATGCCCGCGTCGTACACCATGTAAACCCCTGCCAAATTGTTAGAGGGAGTGGTCGAGTAATGAGGGAGGCTGGGCGTGACTTCCCAATTCCAAACTATGTCCTCTAGGTAGTCTGATACTTTATAGCTTTCTTCAGAAAGAGTCACGGTGGCTTCTTCGAGATCGTTGAACTCGCCTCTGACAGAAATAGACCCTTCTATAGAATTTTTGTCTATAGACACAGTGGTTGGGGTTGGGTTAAGACTCTCTCGTGTTACCGCGTCTTGCTTGGTGTGATAATCATTGGCTAAGGCGTATAAATATCCAGTTATATTCGGAGTCATATCATTTTCTAAAAATGTAACCGCGTTATGATATTTATCTTTTAAGTGCCCTCTACCTACAATGTTGCCCACTATAGTGTATTTCGACGTGTTGCTTATTACGTCTCTATTGGTGGAAAGAGAATAATCAAAGTAAGCGTAGTCCTTGGCTATTGTAGTGCTGCCGTTTGATATCGTTTGGAACAATTGGTTATTATCGTAGGAAACATTTATTTCTACTAAGTTGGCATTGAAATCTTCTCGCGCAGAATAACTAACTGGCTTGCTATTTAAATCATTAATATTTGACAGGGCTTTTGCTTTGTTGACTAAATTTTGGGTCAATATTCCGGTTACATAGTCTGTTAATTCTGTGGGGGAATGGTTGCCGTAAGTTGTTGCTCCGTCAGGCGCGTTAGCAGAGCCGCTATGAATTCCCGTCCAGCCACCTTGAACCTGTACGTTCAAATCAACGCTAGCGAAGTCTTGATTTATACCGGATTGTATATTGCAACTGGTGGTAACTATTGGCGCGTTACGTTCACCATCTCGATTAAACTCATAGTTTTCGGTAATAGAATATGTACCCTCTATTGGGTTTTGGATTTCAGAACGATTCAATAGCACGGGGTCGGGAGATGCGTTATTTATTCCATTTACTACAAACGTCGGAGCCACATATGAATGACTCAAGCCAGTACGAGAATGAACAAAGTTTCTAGCGTTTAAAATTGCGTCAGCTTTACCAGCACCATTTTTAAATCTGTTAAAGCCTTTAGCTGATATCTCATGAGTCAAGGAAACCTTGCCCGCAGACTCAGAAAAGTTCCAAGTATCTACTGGATTGATTACTCCGAAGTGAGCATATGACGAACTATCCAAAGCTTGTGAAGGATAACTTTCAAGCGAAATAGTATAATCTACTAAATTATATAGTTTACTTTCTCTAAAATTAATTGATTGAACGCGGCAGTTCGGCGCAGAAAAAACCTCCCCGCTATTTTCTCTTACTCTAAGCCAGCCATATTGGTTTTCTTGAAATTTTTGTATTAGCTGATCTTGAAAACTTGTTAGATAATCAAAGTTGTTAGTTCTGTCCGGGCAAGTATAACCTGTTAATTGACCATCTAACGTAATTGTATCTCGCGCTCCGTGTCTTTTGCCGTTGTGGATATTCTCGCGAGAAATAGATACGTATGGCGTCGGCTGTACAACAACCGAGCCTGTCAACTGAAATGAATTTACGCCGGTGGCTATGCCTGAACCCGTCGTAAATATGATCAGTGGTTCTTCTACTCCTTTAGTTCCCATTATAAATAATTCTCCACAGTAAAATTAATTGTCGCAGTTAAAGTGCAATTATAATTGCTGTCAAAAGTATAATTAATATCAGATATCCACATTTGAGTTATCTTTACAGTTGATTTTCCCGGAAAATCATGACACACTGGTAAAACATAATTGTCTATTAATTTTTTAATTTCTGCGTCTGGCGGCGTGTTATCAATAAAATAATTTTTAGGAGATTGCTGAATGGCGTTGACAGTTATCGTTAATACTCCCAAAGACATTTGGTCCATTATCTGCACAAGCTCTCCATTCACTCCTTGTCTTGGAATGAGGTATTCTTTAGAATTGGGTACGGCGATGCTATTATCTTCAGATACCGTAACTTGTTTCCATCCTATTGTAGCGGCGTCAGCATCGCTCAGGATCGAAGGATTGTCGGAATATTCTCTGGTATAAGTAAATTGAGGCCCGAAAAATGCGTGATCTCTATTCTCGGAAACTAATTTTAAATTATTTTTATTCGAACAAGAAGTTATGCCCATTTTGGTAGTGAATTTATCGTAAAGCTCTTCAGCGCGAGACTGAGAAGCCGTAACGATGTCGCTATAATTTCTTCCGTAATACGAGGAGGCTGGAGATGTGTTAAAATCTGGCCTTTTATTTGCGCTGTACGAACTTGATCCGCCGTACTCTCTCACTGTTCCATTTTCCGAAACTGAAACATTATTGTCTTCACCCATTGAAATTGATTGATTCCATTCATTAATAAAAGTACCACTTAATCTTTGATTGTTTGTATATTTTATTGTATAAGAACCAACTCCCGCGCCGCTATCAACAGATTTACCTACTTCAATTGGAGTTGAGCTAAGAGAAAAAATATTGGTGGCTGATTGATTTGCCAAGCCCGTATATTGATTGAACATTGTATTGCATCTGGTATATGAATTGTTATTACTTAATTCTATTCTGAGTCCCTCGTTGAGACCCCATGCGTTACCAGATTTATTTGCGCCCATATAACCGTGACCCAAACTGTTACCAAAAATCTCACCTTTTTCTGATACCTCTATGTTTCCATTTTGGTCAAAATTTAAAGACCTAGAAGTTCTTAAATCATAAGGACAAGATACGTCACCATCATTAAATGTAATTGATCTGCCAAAATTATAATTTAAATTAATATCATCATATTCTTCAGAATAATTTCCCGTTCTGCAATTTGCATTACTTGGAATACTTGCTGTTTTAATATCATTTAAATGCCCCGAAGAATGCCCCAAAAGTTCATTTGCTAAATTTCTTGCGGCCAGCTTGGGGTTGAAGCTAGACTCTCCAGACAAATAAGATATGCTTACCCTTTCGTCTACAGTGGTTCTTCCATTAACATCATTCCAAGTAGTATTGAAACTAAAATTTTGTAAATATTCGTGCCGCGCATTTTGCATCGCGGTTTTAGTGGGGTAATGATGACCCAAAATGCCAGATTCATTTTGAGACAAGCCGAATAAGTCGCCTTGTTTATAGATTTCTATTGTTGCTGTATATTCTCCAAGGTTGACCATGTTGGTTGTGCCGTCAGGAGAACTACTAAAATTTAAAGCGGTTACTCTGCCTTTGCCATAAGTATGACCGTTGATGATAAGATTGTCGGTCCAATAATCATCGTTGTTGGCCAGCATAGAAGAAATTTCGCCAAGGACTTCTCTAACACCAATGTAATCATCATTGTCGGTACGCTTGTCAATAAATCCACGCACAGAAATAGTTTCTACTCGGCTGACATTTAGATTGTCACCGAGAAATCTACTCTGAGAATTTACAGATAAAAAACTCGCATTACTGAGGTCTAATGTTGACATTATTGTTCATCCTTTTTCCATTTATATATTTTTCGGCGGTGGCCTGTATCCTACCTGTTTCATCACACCGGCGATATCTTGAGCCTGATTATTTTGTTGCATTTTAAGATCGTCACTTAGCTGAACATTTACCGTTTGTTCGCCAGCAACCTGTACCGTTGGATTCCAAGCTGTCATTTGCTCTCCGAAGTTACGCAAGCTTTCTCCCTGTTGCGTAAGAGCTTCTTCGAATTGAGCAGTTTGAGCATCCATTTGGCTCGTGAGATTGTTAATCGTGTTTTGCAGGGCTTCAATAACGCGAGTATTGTCAGCGCTTTGTTGTCCATTTACTTGTGCCACTGCGTTGTCACCGTTTCCAATAAAGCCGCCTGTTTGTGCATATTGAGTGGTTGCACCCGAGCTAAATCTTCCTATCGCGCTATTTAATTTTTGCGCCATCGGAATTCTCGGATCACCGGGCATGTACACTCTTTCTCCGGGCTCAAGAGCAACGTTTTGCATTTTGTGCATTTCGGCGTAATTCGGAACCAATCCCCCGGTTCGCGCCGTGTATTGAGCGGCCTTGCCGTTAAGCACATATGCCCCCGCAGGTAATTGACCCTTTCGGGTATCTCCTTTGCCTACTCCTTGAACAAATCCGTCTTTGTCTAATTCCAAGTTTGCAAAATTAGGTATCAGGCCGCCGCGTTTATGGTAGGAGAAAAATTCGTTTCCAAACATTGGCATTCCTTGCATAAAGCTTCCTAGTCGCGGCATGCTTTCTCTCATGTAAGGATTGTTTTGCGGCCCGATGGTTGTTCCGTACATTCCATAATATTGTTTGTGAATGTTTCTCCAAATTTCCTGCTGCATTGCATACATGTCGTTGAATGGCGACATCGGGTATCCCATTCTCTTTGTCATTCCGGGCATCAAAGACATCGGACTCGAAAGCCAATTATTGTAAGGCATCGACGGCATCATTGAAGACATTCCTCTCATGCCGCCACCCATCATCATCATGTGGCGCATTTGGGCTTGCTGCATTAACTGGCTTTGCATTTGAGAGCCACGATTTGCATTCATAGTGCCGCCCAGTTGCGGATATTTTCTGCCCAAGATCGTGAGGTTTCCTTGGCTTTGTAGATTCAAGAATGGGTTGCCGGTAACGGGTCGTACTATTTGATTTCCACCAATGTTCCAAGGTTGCCTTGGTTGGTTGCGGTCTAGTCCGGGTCTTAGATTGCTCGGGTCGATCTGAACATGGTGTTGGCGTGACCAGAAATTCGGAATGGTTCCGCCACGGCGGAATCCGCCTCGGTTAAAACCAAAACGCATTTTCTGAAGCATCCATTGTTGTTGAATCCAAGGAGCCCAACTTCTGCCGTCCCAATTGCTTTGATTCCCCATCATCATCATTGGGTTGATTCCCAATCTGCCCGTATTTGAAAGATCATCTAAAAGCGAACCGCTCATGCCACCATACATCATGTTCGCAAACATTCCAAGGTTTGGAACTCCAAATCCTTGCGGCACGCCCATGCCACCGCCCATTGGTCTCATGCCGCCACCCATCATCATCATGTGGCGCATTTGGGCTTGCTGCATTAACTGGCTTTGCATTTGAGAGCCACGATTTG